TGTATGGTAATTTAGCACTATTTAAATTGTCTCCTCTACGGAATTGGTACTCTAATGGTTGCATACCAAAGTAAAGATCATCGCCTGCTCTATATCCTTCCCATGCTTCAATGATCCATTTCCATTCAACATTGATTTCTTCCCCAGTAGGTTTATAGTATTCATCTACTTGTATTTCATCCGGCATACCTGTTTCAGGATCTATTATTGTAACAAAGCCTATCTTTTTGAGTGATTTCCAACATACATGATAAACTACAATATTATCTGGATCTCCATAAGGATTATGATCTGGTAATTTATTATATGATTTTAAGTTATAATGAACAAAATCATCTACGGGGCTTTTGTCTGGACCAAATCCTGCTGTAGGCTTTTGATCTACTATTTCTAATAATTCATTTAATTGCTTTTCATCCAGTTTATCATAAAACTGATCATATATTTGACTCCATGACATTAATGATCTATAACAACACCAAGATGCATCGTGAATGAATTCAATTCCTTCTTCTGCAGGATATTTAAAATCTTTAGGATTAATTCTTTTAATAACTGGTTCACCATTTCTAATTCCTACATAGTACTCTTCAAGCCCTGCAACAAGTGCATCTTTAAAGCCTTTCATAAATTCATGGGAAATGTTTTCTTTCTTAAGTAGAAACAATAGACTTTGATATGCTGTTGTTTCTGCTGCATCTTTATAATCCTTTGTTAAATACTTTTGTATTTGCTCTGGTGTTTGAATTTCTCCAGTCTGTAATCCTTCTTGAAATCTAGCTTGATCCTCTGGACTTAATTTAGCAAGCATAGCAGCTTGCATATAATTTAATAACATTTGTTTAGCTTTATCCTGAACTTCACTACTAGCAATATCACTAGTACGACACACTCTAAAGTTAAATGGACGTTTTGTTTCTTCACCTAATAATAGATCTACTTTTGGACGTATGATATTATAATCCTGTGCCATTGCTGGAAAGCCATCATCTTGATTGAAAGGATTTGTAACATACTTTAGGTCTTTTTCATTGTATATACTATTATATAAATCATAATAGCTTTGCATTTCTTCTTCATCAGGTATACTTTCGGACGAAGCTATGCCAGATATTCCAATAATGTAATCCACGCAGTCTTTTCGCCATTCTTCGGTTTTTTTACTGAGTGGTAGTCTTTGGATAGGAAATGAGTTGACTGTTCTTTCCATATTAATTAGTAAACATAAATGTGGTTGTGTTATTATTTAAAGGCGTGAATGTAAATGAATCATCTGTATTTTTAAACAACGGTTTATCAAACAATCTCATTTTCTTTTCAACATCCTCTTTCTTCTTTACTTGTATATTATACAATTGTTCTCTATAGACCATTACCTGCATAAATGCCATAACCCTATCAAAGTTTCCTTTGTCATTATATTGAATAAGTTCTTCAAGGAATGGTTCAGATAGTACAGTATTTAAACCTAATTGCTTTTGATCTCTAAGTTCTTCCAGCCATTCTTTGATCTTACCTTCTCCCCAAAGTTTGATCTCTCTATTCATATGACATCCTTTTCGTCTATTTACTGTAGAATTATTAACAATATCTTTAATAATGTCTGGTTGATCAGCAAGTAAATGACTACAATGTTTGTTATTGAAATAAGTAAATAAACCAGTGTTCTGGTTTTCTACCATTGCTTTTGCATTATAGTAAATAAGTAACTTACGAACATTTTCATAAAACTCTTCAGCAGTTTTTGGCCTACCTGTATATTCTGCTACAATGATATCTGAATATGATTCAAAGTCTTGAAAACGTTTATATATAAAACAAGAACCTAATGAATTAGTACCTGATTGATCGTGATCATATGGGTCAATACCAGCTATATATAAACCAAATGGTGCATCTTTAACTGGGTGTTCCCATATAACTATTTTACCAGTAGGATCAGAATTCTTTGGTAATGGGAATTCGGTTATGTCTCCTGTTTTCTGTATATTCCAAATTATCTCTCCATTAACTAGAGTAAGAGTACCTACTTGTTTATGATTCTGTAATTTAGTATTAGTTCTTATCCTTGCTAATTGTTTTTGTAATTCTTTTTTTGGGAATATGTTACCAGATAATTCAGTAAATGCTTCTGCTGGGGATTCAGAGTGTTCTGCTACGTATCTATCTATTTGTTGAGAACTAGTAGCCTCCTTTAATTCCTCTTCACGTAAATTTAAAATAAACTGTCTTGCTTTTTCATGAAGAGTATTACCATCTTCATCCATGTACAATCGCTTACCATTCTCATCACGTATATCCAAATTAGTATGTTGAGGTATAAAGAACCCACATTCTTTACTCTGGATGCCATCATCCCATATATTTTCAAAACCTATACAGTTATATGATTTAGGATTATAAAATGCTTCACGTAATGTCATTACTGCAGGACCTTCGTCACCACCAGTACCGAACATAATCATGAGACCAAAAGCAACGCCATCTTGTTCTACAGATGGTCTAGCAATTTGCCATGCTGCTTTAAGCTCAGGGAAAGTACCTGCCTCTTCCCAAAGTATTAACATACCTGCTTTACCACGTACAGCATCTGGGTTATCTTTCAATGATACACCTATTATCTCTGATTTATAACCAACTTCAATTTTATTACCAAAATTATCAGTTACAATCATAGAAGCTCTACGACGCATGCTAGTATTTACAGCTTGTCGTTTCTTACCCCATGCTGTATTTTCATCTATGAAGTCCATATAATCCCAAGCCTTAGTAAGGATACCATCATCAGTAAGATACTGTTTATTTGATGCATATACATAAGACTTAGAACCAGGTATCAAAAAGAAATTACGACAAAGCATAGCACCACCTTTATAGGAATAACCCTTACGTCTAGCTTTTGCTACACATAAGTGTTTACCTTGATCTTGTGCATTTTCAATAGCTTGAAAATAGTAGTAATCATAATCATAAAAGTCTGGAAATGCTAATTCTCTTACTTTGATTAACTCTTCTTGCCCTTGTTTATTCTTTTTATTTTTATATACAATTCTTTGAATTGGGCAATAGTTTAAATAAAAATAGTTATACCCAGTGATGTAGTCCCCATCATCTGCAGTATAACCATTAATGCATCTATCGGCCTCTGTTTCCCAAAAATTGAAATACTCTGATGTACCTTTGGGATATGAACAATAAGACCCCGACTCTATATAAGCTAGAGCCGAGGTTCTGAATTTATTAGAATTTTTGATTTTCTTTGTGAAATCAATCATAAATTACTTTCTTCGTTTAAACAGGTTCTTAATTTTCTGCCATAAACTAGTTTTAGTAGTGTGATTATTTTCTGTTTTTTCATCCATGTGTGATATAGCATAAGCAGCAGCTTCAGCTAAATCTCTTTCTTGCTCTGCTTTCATGTTGTTATATACCTCAGTAAAGTCAAAAATAATCATTGTCGGTTTAGTATTCTTTTTACTAGTTTTAGTCTTAGCCATAATTGCAATTTCTTTAAGCCCTTAACGGGCAGGTTTTTATAATGTCTTTTATTGTGTCGTAGTTTCTACAACTTCTTTTTTGGTAATTCAAATGGGTTCATTTCTCCACCGCCTCTAACTTTGCTATTCTTAATCTCCTCTGCTCTTACTTGAGATTTAAGTTTCACAATTGATTCTATTACTCCAGCCATATTCTTAGCACCATCTGTAAGCTTTTTAATAGAATCTAAATCCATTTCGTCATCTTTAGATAAGTGATAGTATTTAGCAGCACCTTCAAGTTTCAATAGTAATCCATCTAACATATACTCAAGTAAGGAATATGTTCTACTTTTCCAACTATCTTCTGCTTGTATTACTATTTCTGGTAATTCATAGTTTTCATTTCCAAATAGTTCTTTCTTTAATGTAGGTTCTATTAGATCTCTCTCCATAGTTTCTACATAAGGAGAATCGTATTTGTTTTTAAGTACTATGTACCATAAATATTTCGTTGCTAAATCTTTATCTTTGAATGAATCCCAAAGTTTTTTGAATGGTGGGATAGCCAACATATCTGGATGTATGACTACTTGTCCACCAACTATATCTGCTAAATTCATTTTTAGGCTTCCTTAACACAAGCTTCGCAACAATCGCAACCCTTCATATTACGATTTTGGTCGTATTCTTTATTCAATTTATAATTATTATAAAAATCTTCATTTCTTATAATAACAAAATCTCTAACTTTTCTTCTATCTTTAACTGGTACTTCTTTTTCTCTATAACCAGCATAGAGAACCATGATTACATCACCAGCTTTTACATCATATTCTTTTTCATTAGCTACAAAGGTACCATCTTCCTCAATTACCCAAGCCCAATCAATATTTAAGTAGTGATTACTAATAGTATCAAAATTCTTAATATCGTTATCCTTCATTGTTAACAATGAGCTGCCACCTGTATAAATATACGTATTCATATTAATCTAAATTTATTTTAATGTATCTATTTTTGTAATGTCTATTCAATGCATCTACCGCTTCTTGTTGAGTATAAAATGCATTAACATACTCTGGATTTTTACTGTACTGATTGATTATCTCCTTCAGTTGCTCCGCTTTCTCGTCCCTGTTCTGCATTCTCATTTTCTTCTTTATTATCAGTTGAACCAAATCCACCACCACGATCTTCGCCTGCTAATTCCTCTACAATTACAGGCTCCATCTTCGGATAAGGCATTACTACTAACTGAGCAATCTTTTCACCTGGTTGATAGATTGTAGGAAGAGCATCTGTAGTAATCTTGAATTTAACAAGAATCTCACCTTTATAGTCACAATCTATAATACCTACTGCATTACACATTGACATAGATCTCTGAGAAATAGACGATCTCATAAAGATCAAACCCACATGACCTTCAGGAATCTCTACTGACAAACCTGTATGATATACTAATACTAACTTACCACTCTTATCAAATTCCTGAGTAAAGGAAATTGCTGTTAAATCTAAACCAGCATCATTAGGGTTAGCATAATTAGGTAATACTGCGTCTTCTTGTAATTTTTTAAATTTTAATTCCATATTATTTTCTTACTATATTGTGTCCTAATATTATTTCTGTTGCTTGTGCTGCTAAATTTGCAGCATAATCTTCAAGGAATTGACTACGATTTGTGTCTTGTAAGATCTGCCTCAGATACAGTAGTATCACTTGTTGATTCAGTAGTATCTTGTCCAGTTTTTCTTCTGTGTTCATTCCTTTTTTGAATTCTTGTATTTCTAGTACCATAATTAGCATTGTATTTAGCAGTACACCATTCTAGATTCAATAATTTGTTATTAGTTTTATCTTCATCTATATGGTTTACCTGTTCTCCAATACATTCTGAAAATGTTGATAATACTAATCTATGTACTTTTACTTTGTAATTCCTTTTATTCTTTTGTAATGATACAGTTAGATATCCGTTGTGATCTAGCCGTTGAACTAGAATTTTTCCAATCGTTTTATGTAGACGTCCGTTAGAATGTTCTATTATTCTATCTTTTGATCGTACTTTACCAAAATTAGATACTTCATAATCTGGAAAATTGTATGCGGTTCTCCATATTTCTACGGTCATATCCTTCATAGAGTGCTTAGAAAGATATAGAAGAGCAATGCTATTCCAACATACTTGCGCAAGATGGTGGCAACCTGTTTCTGGATCTATTTCATTTCCTTTTTCGAATTCCCACAGATGACGCAACAAAGCCGCTTTGTATCTTTGATAACCGTTCTCTAAATTCTGCCATGTATTATCTCCATACTTCTTAGCTCCTTCTGTATATACTCTGGCAATATCTTCAAGACAATCAAGAGGCATTAATTCCCATCTTGTTTTGTCATCTTTCTTGTCATTCTTTTTTCCTTCCTTTTGCATTCTATAAAATCTTCAAGTTGTTCCACACACCAAGTAACTAAATAAGCATATTGTTCATTTCCTTCATTATATCCTTCTGCATTCATTGATAAATAATCATATACAGCATCTGCATAATGGATTGATTCATGAGCTAAAGTAGAACAATGGAAATCATCTAGTACTATTAATATACCAACAGCTCTAGAATATTTCTCTCTGACCAAGAACGTAGCTCCCATTACACTACTTAGTTTGGGACGATCTCTTTCTGGTTCATCATTTCTAAGTTCTTTGGTAGTAAGAAAGAAATCAAAAAAATCACAAGCATCTTCCCAATCATCCAGAGTAGTAACATAAAGATTTACAGGATATAGATTTTGATATAAAAAAGCTTTAGTTGTTTTGTTTTTCATTCTCTCTGGTTTTTTCATACTTTCTTTTTGGTTTGATTTTGAATAAATACCCAAACATTATTGTTTTAGTATCTTCATCATTTGAAATAACTCTATTTGCAAATTTAAACGGGTGATTACAAATTACTTCTACTACTTGATGTGGAATATTATATTTATTTGCTAATTGTATATAGATATTAGAAGTTTTTTCCTTTTGAATCATATACTATTCTATAGTATTTATTTTTAAGCAAACCATCGATTGTAAATGATTCTACGTCTATTGTAGAAGGTCTAATTATATTTATCACACTAAACACATCCTTTGTGTCGTTGTTCATCATAACGTGTTCTACTACTTCTAACTTAAGAGCTTTTTCTTCCTTTTTACTATATGGTTTGATAGGTTCTAAAATTATATATCTATCTTTTTCTTTTACTTTGATGTTCGTGGTTTCTACAAACATAGAAGAATTTCCAAAGTAAAGAGTATACTTATTAAATGGTAATTCTTTTCTCATTAATTTATTCCACCAACATTTTAGTAAACCATATTTCTTATAGATAAGAATGGAACCTGTTTTTATATCTAAACATTTCATTTTATTCTCAGTATTATCGTTAGTTGCAAACGATCTCCAATAACAACTGGTATCAGAGCCTTATTTACGCTAAGTTCGTCTTCAGCAGGTCCAGCTATCAAAATGCCCTTCTCTTTGAAAGACTTAATGTATCTACTTAGGTTATCCTTAGTAATACCTAAATTCTCAATGATATATTTTCTATTATATCTGTTTGCTACATTCTTATTTGTATTAGGTTCCTTAACGTATTCCATATCCATTTTAATAAGTGTAGCCATTAATTCAAGTTCCCTATCAGTTAACCTAAGTATTCCATTAAGCGCTTGTAAAAACTCTGGTATCAATTCTTCATTTGATACGGTTTTTACTAGTTTATTCATTTATGATTGCCTCGAGTTTATTTAACAATTTCATCATATTGAAATATACAGTATCATGCTCTACTTTCACACAAGTTTGAATTTTACCTTCCTGATACTTTTTCTCAATATTGTTCTTACGTTGATTGTAAGTATTCTTCAATTGAGCAATAATAGTACGAATCTGTCTGATTTTCTTCTCATCGTTAGATTCAACAGTAACATTTTCAATTGGCTCAACTAAACCACTTTTAGCATATTCCTCAATCATATCACATGATACAGCTACGTTTACTTGGGAATAATAATTTTGTGAGTCAGAAGATTTCTCATCAGAGAATGTATACATATCGTTATCCAATGTAAGGATATCGCCTGATTTTAATACGCCAAAAGGTTTAATAACTTTATATTCTGTAATCATAATTATTTAATGATATTTATTATTTGTTTCATTTTATCTTCTCCAATTTTTCTTGAAGAAATCGTAGTTTCTATACCTAATCCTGAACAAGGATCTTTCCAAGCTTTACATACTTTGCAGTATTCTTTGCTTTTCCGTTTAGCATCAAATGGGCATTTTTCCCTGACTGTTGTAATAGTAACTCGGTAATCTGACATAGTATTTATTTTTTAATAGTTCCAAGTGCTAATTTAATCCACTTGTTTACGTCAAAATCAGGATCTTTTTCAGATATGATTCTGCAATTGTTTGAAGAATCACATACTTCGTATTGTTTGGGTTGGGTTACTAAACCCATTAGACTAATTGCTTCATTCTTGGATAATGTTAATTCTGTAGCATTTTCCATGGAAGGATTATTAACGTCTTCTGGAACAAATACCTTAACTGTACCATCATCTTGTATTTGAATGAACTTTGAGTACTCACCCAACATGTTATTTATCATTTCTTTAATCATATTCACATAACGCAAATATTCAAAAAAAGTTGCAAATTTTATACAATAAAAAAGGGGTTAACTTTATGCTAACCCCTAGTACATCCAACTACAACCACGATTAATTAAGACTACGCTTAGTCTTTAAAATATTTTTCTCCTTTTACAAAGGCTACTACATTATAAGGATTTACTAATTGACTATCTTTAAACAAATCAAAATCAATCGATGCTTTCCTAGGATATGCTACCACATCACCTACTTCAGGATGATTGTTCTCATCTTGCCACTGATATCCAGATGGCAGACGTAATACAATACCTTTTCTGAATGTAGTTAACACTTTTTCTTTAACTGTTTCAGTGTCATTGATATCATAACCATTTTCGTCCTTTTTACCAGTCTCTACTGGCTTAATAATTTCTTTCTCTACGTATTCATCCTCTAAGGGTTTAACTATCATATCCTTAGTAGGGATATACACTAAACCGTCTATAACGGTCTTTAATATGTCATGTTGATTTTCCATGCTAACTAAACGTACTTAATTAATTTTTGTTCTATTACTCTGAAATTTTTCTTAGAATGTGACCACCAGCACTACAACAAATACCTTGTGCAACATTATTTAGACACCCACTAAAGTTTTCAAATTGTCTAAAATAACACCCTCTGCATCCATCATATGCTCTGATTATTTTAAAATCATCACCATTTATGTTAACAACTCCTTGTCTAATCATTTCTAAGTATTTTGGTTCATTCATCATGATATAGTTTGATAATAATATATTATATACTGCAGTTATCTAGAGTAAGAGTAATGGTTTATATTACTACTAATTGCATTTTAAACTACTATTATATCCTACTCTGGATGTAGGAACGTATTATAATCTAATTTTGTTCCATTTTTCTTTAATAATAAATTTTTATTTTAGAGTAAAGCTATCATGAGTACCATTTTTATTCTTACAGAATAACTCACAATTTACCAAGTACTCATCCATAAAATCATTTTCTGAATCTATTTCAATGTCTACTTCTATGAGATCACCATTTTCATATATTTTCTGATAAGTTCTATAGTTCCAATTACCATTCCAATGGTCTTTTATATTAATAAAACCATGTTCTTCTAGCTATTCACAACGTGTCATTTTAACATTATTTATGATTATTTAACATATCTACGAGAGTTTCGTAGATAATTCATTAACCTGTTGCCTTAATTCATTTACAAATCTAGTAGCTCCTTTAGGTCCAGTGTACCCTAAATCTGGTATTTTATATACATGATCACCAATACTATCTATACCATACACATTATTATCCTTACTTAGGATAGCTTCTACCTCTTTAACTGTTAATTCTTTTAACATAATTTAACTATTTTTAACGTATCTTATAACCTAAAAGTGTTAATAATTCATAAAATTTGTTAATATCCCTAAAGTAAAGTGAATATGAAATCATCATATGAGCCATACCTTCCTCCATAGGATTCATTAACCTAAGATCTGATACTTTCAAAGCTTTAGTACCATCAGCGCAATCCCATTCACTTACTCTAGCTCTTAATAGCTCAAAGTCACTAAATTCATAATAGAGTTGATTATCTTTAATTTCAAATCCTTTATCTTTTAATTCTTGTTCAAATATCATATTGCTGTTATTTAAATTCTAATTAGAGAACGAAAATGAATAATAAGTGTTGTAAAAATTTTTTATAAAAAATATTTTTGTGGGTATAATTGAAAGCGAGAACTGTAAAAAAATTTTTTCTAAATAAAAATTGGGGCATACAATTGAAAGCGAGGACCAGTACAATATCAAGTCCCCTCTCCTAACAAGTAGGGGAAATCCCCCGTCAAAGAGTTAATGTGTCAATAGAACCTTATGGTGTATAGGTTAACCGTAAAATGCTATGGATTTGTCTATCAAAGGTAAAGACGTAAAGAACTACGAACTTACGAAAGTAGAGGTAAAGACCTCTAAAGACGGTAATGCACGCTATGCAGTGTGTGAGTTCAGACAAGCAGGTCTAAGAAAGGTGCTGCAAGAGCAAACTAGACCTGTTGTGATGCAGTTAATGGCTGCATATGGTAGTACCAAAGAGCATGAAGATGTATACTTCAAGCTGTTAGAGGAGACTGTTGGTGAAGTTATGCCAATCTGTTGTGTTGAAGTAGCAGGATTTCCTGACTTTGTTCGTAAGGACAACGACGGTAAAATCATCACTGAGACTAAGGAAAGAGATGGTAAGCAAGTAAAAGTAGCTTCCATCTATAACTCTGTCTTCATCTATACACTGTGTACTGACGAAGGTGAATGTATCAAGTCTGATGCAAGTCTCATCAAGCGTGGTGAGAACTTGTTCAATAACTCCAAACGTATTATTACTATGGAGGAGTACAAGATGCAACGAGAGAAGGCTAAGGCAGCTAAAGAAGCAGCTAAGGCAGCTGAGGAGAAGAAGTCTAATCCGTTGTTGGAGGGTGAAATAGTGGATGACGATGAGTTGTAATGAGTAAGTGGGAGGGAGTGGTAAACACCATCCTCTCTCCCCTCATTTTATCTCTTTTTCACAATAAACCCATTAGTAATTTATATAATATATAGCGTAAATAATAAAAGCTCCTATTAAGTACTACGGATAATAGATTCGGGCTCTAATATAGTAGTTAACGCTATTCCTTAGACAAGAATAGTATAATAAAGTCTAAAAGACTGTGTATACTCTAAACTTTAGAGGATTGTGCTATACACTTTATAATCCGAAGTATTCGCACAGTACAAACTTAGATAGATGAAGTACAAATCTAGACCTAAAAATCTAAGTTATCTTTCAGGAGGATTATAAGATTTTAAACAACAAAAAACTCAATAACTTTCCAAGACGTTGAGTACACCAGTTTCTTATTCGCAGAGTTAGGACGATAAACCAGTGGCGTGCTAAAGATATTCGTCAGGCACTGAAATTACCCGCCAAGTAATAATAAGTTTTAGGGAGTAAACTGTCTTAACAAGGCTATAAAATAGCCTACCTTGCCATGTAGTAATACTGTATTATCTAAGTATAGTACAGAACTACATGGTTTAGTATGATCATTAATCAATAAAATTATATATTATGATAGTAGTAGTGAAGTGCTATAAGCACAACATAAAACCATTAGTAGTAGAGGTATTTGAAGGTCATGATGAACAAACACAAAAAGATGCTTTTGAATTAGCAGCTATCCTAAGTAGAAAGAATAAGTGTGAGTATAAAGTACTCATTGATCTTTCTTGCGTTGCAGTTATAAATGATTCAAAAATAGAAACAAATGAGTAACGGAACAAAAGCAACAATAGGATTTTACATAATGTCGTGTTTATTCTTATTATCAATGGGGTTAGATCCAAAAGCAAAATTCTCAGCAATATTAGATATGATATTTGAATGGTCATTAGCTTATTGGATATTTGTTGGAATATGTTATTTAATAATAAACTCATTTAATAAATAATATCATGAGCAAAAGAAAATATCACAAATCAAATTGTGATGCCACAGTTAGGGCAATAGTCGAAGATGCACTAGGACGTAAAGTTATCCTAGTTGGAAAGCACGCTTTCGAGTGGTCTATTATTCTCGAAAAAGAAGGGAAATTAGTAATAACTACCTTTCCTAATAGAGAAAAAGCAGTAGATACATTTAACAATAAATATAAAAGAAAATGAAAGCACTTAATTACATCTTATTTGGTATATTACTATTGGTATTATTATTTTATATAGTAATAACAATAAGTCAACCACGTTATGCAGTAACTAATATATTACTGTATATAATACCAACTATAATTGGTATCTATTTTGGTGTTAAAGTTATTAAACATGAATAATATAAACACCCAGTGTATGAAGTGATACACAACTCTCTTTTTAATTTAATATAATGCAGCCATGGTTAGTGACAAGCCTAAAGTAAATGCAGAGTCATATTAAATTATTTAGTAACTATTGTTTTTAGTAAACTATGACAACTAAAAACAATAACTAAAGGACATCTTACTATTATTACAACCCAATGTAGTATGAATACTCGTGTATGGCGTAGCTTTCCTTAATTAGGAGCAGTGATAACATCATGTAGGCGCAGAGACGTAGGAGACTTTAGAAGAATAGGCTTTATTATAATTTACGTGCACAGTATTTATAATAATAGCAGTCATAGCAGCAGAGAAGGAATCGAATTAAACCTTTATTAATGTGGCCACATTAATAACATTCCTTACAATAGCATGTTAGGTTCGCATGGGTGCACTATTGTGTTTATTAGTAACCAAGTAAGCTTACAATCGAAAACATTACCATAATGTATTATGGTGTAAGACAGTATGATACTAACTGGAAAATAAGTATCTGGATACAAAACTCCTATAGTTTAATGGAAAAACACTAGACGTATTGCACGTTGGAGATTGGTGGTTCGACCCCACCTAGGAGATCAAATTTTTAATATATGAGAAAGATAATATCATTCATTTGGTTAGTATTAAGAATACTTATCTACATGATAATATTATTAATACTGTTGGACGATCCTATCCTATATCCAATATGTGTGATATTATTTACATATATTGAATTTAAGGATAAAGTAAATGTTAGTGTTTTTCATGGTATTATAGATGAAGTTAGAAAAGAATTAAAGCAGTAACATTCTTTTGGTTAAAATGTAAGACACACATCTGTTGTGAAACACGTGTGTGTCATTTAAAAGATTTTTACAAACATTGATTATAGCCTTCTAAAAACAACGAAGTCACGACAGAACTGTTGTATGCCTATTGTGAAATACGCATACAATTCCCTAGAGTAAAGACAACCTCATCGAGACTAACTACACTACTTCATATGCATTTTGATTAATACACAAGTTAGCGGTTCTAGGGTCTAGTAGGTTTAAATTGCCGGGCTGAACGAATGCCAACGGCTACCGAAGCTAATGTCTTTAAATCTGAATCATTAATACTTAATAATATGATAAGAATAATAATTCAGAAAAAAAAGAGTCGTAGTATATCTCTATATAAGAGAATTGTGACTCTTAAAAAAGAGCTTAATTTAAGTTGGCTTGATGCAATTAAGTTAGCTTATAAATTAAGTAGAGGATACGGTGTAGTAATCAATACTGCTATCGCATCCAAGCAACAGTGTATGTACGGATATATGGATAATCTCCATAATCAGTTACATCGTGTATTTGATGCAAATTGGAAACAAGATGTAGAAACTGTTGCTATGCAAATACCCAAAAAAGACTTTGACCTATTTAAATTAGGTGGAGGATATAGGGTGTATATTGCAACAAAACCCGGTTATATAGATCACTTCTTACAGATCTATCCATAATCAGGTAAGGGAGATTTATTTCTCCCTTTTAAAAAGAAAAACTTGTTGAATTATAGAACTCTATTCATGTATCTGTTGTGAAACACATACTGATTAAATTAAAATCCTAAGTAGGTACATGTAACAGCTTGGCGGCGCTAGTGGCTTATGGTCTACTTAGGATTATTTATGAAAACTATTAACATTAAATATAATCAATATGGCAACAAAAATTAAGTTCAATTTTAAAAAAGCGAAATTTAAAATAGCTTGGTTGAAAGCATTAAAGGTAATTTTTGGTCTTGAATTACAAACAGCTAAAATTGCTGTAGATTCTGGAGAATTTTACTACACACTCAAAGATAATGAAACTTATGAAGCTATTTGTATTAAAGTAGCAGAAGTATGTGGAACTATAGGTGAATCCTTTTTCTCAGAAGAAGAAATCAAAAACGTGATGTCTATTGTAGAACCACAAATAGAATCACAAAGTACAAAAAATATAAATACTACAAATAATTCTCGTAATATACAAGAAATTACTCCAAATGTAGTAAAAGTGGGTTCAGTATATATTCTTACTGAAGAAGAATATAACCATCTTCATAAATGTCATAGTTTATTGATGGATATGTTAGGTACATATAAACAATTTCTACAAGCTTATGAATCCTTTAAATAAATCTTCATTAAAATGTCTTTTATATGTGTTACTACTATTGGCAGTAATAGTTGGGGGTATTTACACCATAGCTATTATAGGAGAACTAATAACAGTCTCATTAGGTATGGGTGCTATACTAGGTTTACTCTTTATTTTAATTAATAAAGAATCTCAGAGAATAGAAAAGTATTTATATGAAGAAGAACAAAAACAACAAGATTTATGAAAGTAGAAGTTTGGTACGCAGTAGATGAAGATGGAGGACAATATCTTTTTACAAGTAAGCCAAAAAGATATGTTGAAGGTGATTCAAATTACTGGATTAATTTAAACTGTCCTAATGAGGATGAGTTTGCAGGAAATTTTAATTATACGCAGATATCTGAAGAAGATAGAATACAATTAAATATTCCTATGATATCTTGGAAGAATGAACCAATTAAAATTGAATTAGATATTCAAGCAATGGTCATCAATCAATAAGGCAATATTGCACAGTTTTATTAATAAATCAATTATTTCTATGAACAAGTTTCGAGACGTAGCCATTGGGCTACTTTGCATCGTACTATTAGGAGGAATCCTATGGTATGGGTACGATAAGTACCATGGTACAGAAGCTGAGAAAGCTTCAGAATCAACTAAAACTGAGGTCATTATTCCTACTTTGGAAGAAAGACTTAACGACTGGAATGTTGAAAAGCATGACATGGAATTGTATGATTTGTGTATGGAACTTCCAGAACAAATCGTACGTACTATTCTTAATAGAATAGGTACAACTGCAACGTATGAAGAGATTGCTGAAGAGTATCTCCGTAATACAAACTATTATATTAGTATGCAGTTAAAAGAAGTTATGCCGGGAATAACAGGTCCAGATGCTAAGAATGCTAAAGTGGAAATAAAGACTGAAGTAAATAGGCCGGAAAAAGAAAGTGAGAAAGCTGTCAAAGTACCAATTACGGTAATAGATAGTATTAAATGATCATGATTGCAATAACTTTTTTTGAATTTCTGACTTATAATTCATTTATATGCATTGCCTGTGAAGGTAGTGCATATTTTTATTATTAGATCATCAGAAGATGACAAGCATGTGGGGCGTAAGTAGTATTTTTATGCGGGAGAAGAAGGATGGCAATTGTTCCAATTAGTACTGATAATTGCAAATACTATGATCGTGCGGACGTTAAAATCATGCCGTTAATAAGAATTGTACTGGCAATACAATTCTGCTATAACGTAAAATATGTTAGATAGCCGATTATAAGAAGTCTTACGTAAGAGTTTTTTAATATTTATTTTGCAGACGTAAAACTTCACGATGACACTTGTTATTAGTTGCTCATAGTACAATATGAGTTGTTGTTAATCAACAATCGTTCAATCAAAATCTTCTCCGTAGTTGTACATGCGGAGACGTCATTAAAAGTTATAACTTAAATTTATCAAAAATGAAACAGTTACATCTTATTGGAACTACAGGAAATAATTTATGTCTTGTACAGATTCCAACTTCTTGGTCTCAACAAGAAGTAAAAGAAATGCTTGAAAGAGCACTTCTTGTTTTTATGCAGGAACAGGAAGGAGATAATCCAGAATTTCTTACTTCATTAAATGAAGAAGAACTGAGGCGTCAATTTCCTAGATTCGATTCTAAGTTAATCGAGCAAGTTTCTGTTTTACTTCAGAATGTAGGTACACCAATATCTACAGGAGGAGGTCTTACATGGCAAGTAGAAGTACAGAATTACTTATTACGTAATCCTACTTTTACTAGAGACTTAGTTCTCTTATTTAACAATCCTCTCAAAAAAGAGGAAAAAGAGTATCTTTGTATTAACTACATTGAGGCATTACCTGAAATTGTTAAAGTTTTTAAGAGCTATGTCTAAAACGTGGAAAGAAAGTAAAGCAGTAAAACAAGGACGTTCTGAAAAAGGACGTCCTAAGCCTAAAATGGAACCCTACAAAAAGGGTACTAAGAATAAAAAAGAAATTTATTGATTACTCGCCAGTTATCATATAATTTAATTTTTTATTAATATGGTGGTTATCCCCGAATCGTGAATAAGCCCAGAGTCCTACAGCAAATCAAAGCTATGTGAAGATGCATAGTACGCTAATAAAGTAAAGGGGGCAGCATATGATAAGAAAACAAAGACTATGCCACGATTCATTATTTAAAAGTATGGAAATAAAAAATGTTATAGAACTTTCTGCATTTAGTAAATCTTTATCAAAGAAAATTACGTACTTAAACCATGAAGAACGTATACTAATTGATATAGAACAAATTGCTGCAATAACTCCATCTTCAGAAAGAGAGGATTTACCCAAGAAAATAGGTTTATCTTCTTGTAATAATAATGAAGTAAAGGAAGAATTGTATACTTGTGTATTACTTAAATGCGGTTTTAGTATAAGAGTAATTGAATCAGTAGGAGAAGTATATAGTAAAATAATACAAAGAACTTATAATTCTACTATCTAGTAATAAAAATTAATAACTAAAAAGTAAAAAGTAATGACACTTGAAGAACTTATTTATCAAAGTAATACCACTGGTATTAGTAATGTTTCTACTAGAGGACAACCTATTACCTCTACATTTTGTAAAAAAGATATAAAAGGATCAATAAAGAGTGCAATTAGTGAGAATCCTAGTTTTAAGCAATTTCTTGAAGAGAATAATGCTTATGGTAGATATGTAAAAAATATCACCAATCAAATATTACGAAGTAGAGATATCTCTGGTAAACTAATTAAATGTGTACATAGAATCGCTCATAGTAATTATAGTAATAGAGAGATTATTAACGGCACTATTAGCTGGAGTAGTACATCAGAAGGTAGCGATTATTGGTTTGGATTATATGTTAATACTAAAAAGTAAATAATAACAATTTTAATTTAAAAATCAATTTTATTAACTTATCAAAAATTTAAAAATTATGGCAGATTTCAATTTAGATGCAAAAATGCAAGAGCAAGAAAACAATCAGGGCAAAGTAAACACTTCCGCAGTAGACAAAGCAAAAGAGAATATCGCTGCAAAGAAGTTGGAACAAGAGACCCGTGAAGTTGAACGCCGTTTATCAAACGCAGAGTCTACAGAAGATCGAGCATTAAAAGAGCTTCGTATGGCTCGTAAAAAAGAAGAAGCTCAAAAAGCATTTTTGACAGCTGTATCTACAGCTAAAACAAAATTTGAGTCCGACGGAGATTATCGTGCATATGATAAAGCCGTTGAGGAAGCCGAAGAGAAGCGTGACAAAGCCGTCAGTGACGCTAAGCGTGCTATCTACGGTGAGGATTATTGGAGATATTAATCCAGTAATTTAACTCCGAAATCAGAGTTGGGAGTGTCCGAGAGGCCTCCCAATCTCTTTCCGTATATTTAGTTCTAGAAAGAGATTAATACCACGATTTAGTTATTCGAATTAGAGTAGAATAAAATTATCTTGAATTAACAAGATACTCAAGAGCCTTGAGCCAGAGTGGAAAATTCTGAGCCACTGATCACGTGCCTGAGATCATTACTATCACTTGAAAAGTACACCGTAAGTACTGCTGAATCGCTAGAACCTTGAGTCGAGACCTAGTGATAGGCTTACGTAAGTAAGTTAAGTATAGTAATGATATCAAATCACACACAGAATTAGAGCTATATGCCGAAGTTGATGCTTATGATCTTTTGATGATAAGATAAACTTCAAATTCTGTAGATCTATCAAAGGCATTTTCCTATAGTAGTAGAGAGTCACGTACCTAAGATCATTCTTTTTTAAGAGATAAATATGTATTATAGGGAAGACATAAGTCGCATTGCGCACTCTTAGAGGAATACACTCGTATAAAAAGAATTCTTACTATTACTATAGGTTTATAAGGTAAAGAGAGAGTGATCTCTCTTTATCTACACTTAATAATTTGAGGTTAAAAATTAAAAAGTATTTACGATATAAGAACTGTGTCGTATCTTATTAGGTTTATTGGAAACTTATGAGACGAGGGTTCGAATCCCTCATTCTCCACTTCGATTATAAAATAAGGGGAATACTTGGATTTGATCATAAGTGAAAGATAAAATAGGTTCACTTTAAATTTAAATGGCAATACATTTGTCACTGATTACACTGCTCTAGGAGCGGCGTAAATCAACGTGCTAACTACGAAAATGAGGGTGTCTAGTAGCTTAACTGGATAAAGCCCTGAATTTTATCAGGAGATTGTGGGTTCAAATCCCACCTAGATAACAATTTATTTAATTATTTTAAAAAGCTTATGGATGAGAAAATAGCTGAAAAAAGATTAGTATCATTTAATAAAGAATGTATACTAGCAGGACCACGACAAAGTGTCGTTAGTTTCCTTAAAATGTTAATGAACTTAGGAGCTGATGTAACAAAAGCAACATCTGCAAAGAGTTTAATAACTAGTAAATCGAACATTGTATTACTACTTAAGAATGAAGGAAAAAGTAAGAAATTTCCTCAAATCACTGTATTAAGTAGATCTTGGTGGGATTATTACCACAATCCCAAAAAGCATAGAAGTTCTTATAAAACATACAATATTCCAAAACAATGGAATAAAGTATATAATGAGATACTAAAACTTGAAAACATTCCATTCTTAATTCCTGAGTAATATGAGACTAACATTTTGGATATACTTTGATAATCCCGGTGAAAAGGAGAAATTAAAGAAGATAATGGATGAACCATGTGATGATTTCGAAAAGAATCGTCTAATCCAAGAAGAGTTTGGAGTTGATTTGCTTACAGCAAGTCGAGTTATTGACACATATTATAAATCAATTAAGAAATGAAAGCAGGAGTATATATTGTTAAAGACTTATTCAGTGAACAGAAATATATTTTGTCTTTAAATGGTAAGGAACCATTTATAAGAATCACAAATAGTATTTCACTAAGTTCATTTGCTAATGGTCTTATCGAAAGAGATCATAAAATAGTTGAACAGATTTTAGAAGATCCTACTAAATTTGAATTTACTCTTCTATCTAAAGAAATTGAATCAAGTAAAATAGAAGAAAGAAACACAGAATCTAGTAGTACTCAATATACTGATGAACAATATAAAGAATTCATAAGTATAAAGAATATTCAACCAGATGGTAATTTAAATAAAATTGCTGTTACTGCAGATATTCAAGGTAAATTACATATATCTTGGGAAGAAGCAGAAAAATTATTTGATATAATAAATATTCGTTATTTAGAAAACGATAAATGGAAGAAAATAGAGATAAAATCTTCGATCAACGAGGCGAACTCTGTAATACAATAAAAGATCTTTTTAAAAATACTAGCAAATGTGAAAACTTTTTACCAGTATTTAGAGAAGATGAAGGTTATTGTATGGATTGGGGAATAATTGGATCAGAATATGAAAAATATTTTGGTTGGATTAAAACTCCAGATGGGAAATTCTGTTCAGTATGTCCAGATAATATGGACTGGCGTACTTGGATTGAGATAAAAGCAAAAATTAAGAAATGGATTGCTTGGATATCTCAACGTCTTTTTCATCCTAATAAGATGATAGGGAGCAAACATACTACAGACTTAGTAAGACTAAGAATTGCTGTAGCGATGTTAGACAAAATAGAATTACCTAGAATATATTCTGATGAAATATTTGATAACTTAATTCAATGTTATTGGATACGTAAATATGTATATGATACGTATTATTATAGATATATATTAGGTATTCCATTTTAGTTTAGAAATAAGGAAGTATAATAAGACTTGCCTACTTTCAGACGAGATAGCTGTGTCGTCGCAGAGGGCGTTCTAAACAAAGGATTCTAGGGGTTCGACTCCCCTAGTTTCCACTAACTAATGCTTGTTATATGAAAGAAGAAGAAAAAATCTTAATTGAACAAGCAAAACACGGTGATAATAAGGCTTTTGATCAGTTATATGAACGGTATCATAGACTGATAAGATATATTATATTTGATATAGTCAAAGATGATGAACTCACTCAAGATCTATTGAGTAATACATTTATAAAAGCCTTTAGTAAACTCAGTTCTTATGTAAATCCTATTAGCTTCGAAGCGTGGCTTAAAACAATAGCAGTTAATACTACTATTGACCATATAAGAGCCACAAAGGATTTATGTAAGAACTTCAGCATAGATAATGAGACAAATACTATTCAGTTAGAAGAAACAGCTCCAGATCCCGAGTCAGATATGATTAAAACGGAGAATATTGAACTTCTAAGAATAGCATTATCTCGCCTAAGATCTAAGTATCGAAATTTACTCGAGTTAAGATACTATCAAGGTCTTAGTTACGATCAACTGAGTGTTAAGCTTGGAATTCCTATTGGTACTGTAAAGTCCGATTTGAATAAGGCAAAACGTAGGTTGAGAGAAATTTTTCATAAACTTTCAAAAAATTAACAGAACATGACAACAATGACTTTCATTTCTATGATTGTTGCTTTAATTCTAGTGATTGTAGCAATCGCTAGAGTACAAGGTAGCCCAAAGCTAGGTATTAATTTGATATTGACCCTAGCGTTTGCGATTGTTGTTGGATTTGGTATCCAGAATAAGACTCGCCACATCGAGCCTAAAAAGGACCAAATAGAAAAGGTCTCTGTAGTAAACCACATGCCCATACAGGCTTTGCAAATCGTTGGAGTGACACCAATGATTACTGCAACAATTGAGTCTGTAAGTAAGGCTTATATGTGGTTTATTAGAGACCAAGGAGACCAACAACAAGGAGAAAATCTTCTAGTTCATACTAGAACCAGAGCGTCACCAGATCACGAGGATTCAAGTTAGCTTACTAACTATTTTCGGGATCATTACTATTTCTATCATTAGTTATTTTAATAATTTAAAACTGTAAAGGACAGTAAACAAATCAATTGAATCATGTCTAAGAAAAATAAAACAATTCAGCAAACTTCTGTAAAGGATACTGAAGTAAAGGATAACAAGAGTACAAAACAAACTCAAGTAAATAATCCACAAAAACCAAAGGAAGTAAAGAAGCCTGAGGTAGAAAAAGAGGAGAGAAAACAAACTCCACCACCTGTAGATCCTACAGTAGAAACAGTTGTAACCGAAGAGATTAAGTCGGAGCCAAAGGAAGAAATTCCTTCAAAGATTGACTTAAACAACATTAAGTTACAACCGCATCAGAGAATGTCTGGCGATGGTTATGCTCGACTACTAGAAGTAGCTCAGCGTCATATAGCCGGAATGAAATCTGGTGAACCAGCAACGATTAAGATGGAGCAAGCCTTCACATATAATCTTGCTTGGGGTATGACTAAGGCTTCTATTCAGGCTCGTGAAGAAAAGCTTGAATTAGGTCTTGCAGTTCCAAATGATGATGTCATTGTTCAAGATGTTATTAATACATTTAATAATATTGGTGTTACAATGTTGCCGCATCATGTATCTGAGGATGGTAAACAAATGACCTTATCATTTAAGGACATTACTCCAGAAACAGAGAAAGAAGCTAAAGAGGAAATTAAACAAGAGAAAAAAGCTCCTGTAGTTCCTGAGTTGGATGCGTCAAAATGGAAAGATGAGAATGATGTAAAGAATGGATTGTCCTATATCCTATCGCAGCAAAATTCCCCTTTTCCCAATCGATTCAGCGAGGCTTTGATGAAAGTACGATTGTATCGACAGAGTCAAGAATCCGACGAAGCAAAGAAGGAAACTTGGAACAAGATTGGATTAGGTGCATTATTCGAAGATGCTGTTACCCTGTTAGGTAACAAATCCACAGCATTAGTACGTGGTTTGTGTCAAGGAACGGTAAGTTCTCTTATAGCAGATCATAACCCGATTTTCGCTCACTCAACTGTGAAGTACAATCTTCCGGTCTTAAGTGAGAATGAAGTAGTTGATTTGATTAAAGCGTTTATTCGTGTGCGTAATGCGGATTCTAAGCAACCAATTGATGAGACTACAGCAGTTAAGAATGGAATCCTTGAGCCTACTCGAGATTTCTTCTTACAGGTACCGCAACTAAGTAAATTAGTTGTTAATACTGACGATCCTAAATCTTATGAAGTAGGACTCGCCAAGAAAATCATGAACAAGTTCTATGAAGCCTATAAGACTGAAGTTCCTATGGCAGATCCGAAGTTCATGCTTAATGCAACAAATAAAATGATTGAAATTCGTAATATGTATGTAGACAAGGATGCAGCCTTCGCTCTATATACAGAAAGCGAATATCCTAAGGAAACTCCGAAATCTGAGGAAACTGCAGATCCTAAGAAAGACGAGAAACCGGTGGAAGAGAAGAAGTAAATAACTATAAATCATTATCAAAATGAGTAGACATGGCAATTTACTTACATACGTGTCATTTGCTATTGTAGGTATATTATTATCCTATAATACGAACTTCTTTCAAGTAGAAGAGGTTCGGGCAGATCAAGTAAAACCACTTGACTTGCCCGCATTAAAGTTTGATCCTAAGAATAATTTATCCTTAGAGATTGATCTTAATAAAGGTGTTTCCAATGTAAAAAGCGATATGCCGATCGCTAACATTGATGTCACCATTAATCACCCCACGAAAATCGTGGAAAAGGTAGTAAAGAAACCAGTTAAAGAAAGGAAAGAATATGAAACAAAAACTGAATATTTGGAGAAAGTAGTGATGTTTACTCTACCTACTCCTCGCTTTCACGTACCAAATGTTCAGATTCCTAAAAGTGTAGAGAGATGAAAGCAAATAATAATACATTAGATAAATTAGCATTTGTAGGCTTAATTATCTTCTTTATAATGTGTTTATTCTTTGCATGGTGTATAATATAATAGTTAAAGATAAAAGCTATCGGGTCAAACGACTCCTTACCCGTAGTAAGAAGAAGGAGAGTGGTATTGTAGCTGTACACTTAAAAAGCAATAAGACAGCGTATATTATATTTGGACAAGTCTGATCAACAAATCGTATAATATAGACAAGGAAAACAGGATATGAGAATATGATAGCGCTAACACGCAATTCAAAAGGTAATATGATAGCTTATTAATGAGTATATCCTTTTACTCTAGAAAAGTTAATAAGAAAATGGAATAGTGTAGATATCAATCCATTCTATAGGTATTGAGAACCGTCTGGTGAATATACTAAGAGAAGACACTTCGATATGCTTACCGATAAAGTAGGGAAACATAGAAGATAAACGATATATGGAGTCTGCTTCAGCAGCTATTAATAATTGTAGGTGACAATGCAATTATTAAGTCTTAGAGTAAAGACAATAGTAAACTTCATTAGAAGTCCGTGGAGGAAACCAATCCTGAAATCAAGAAGGGACTTTAAACAGCAACTGCAACTATCACAAAGGGTGATAGAATTACTCAACAAAAAACTGACTAAGTTTCAGGTAGTGTCCAAAGCTACCTTACTGAATCCATCTTAACCAATTTGGATAGGTTAAATAAATTTGCCATCTTAGTGTTCGCTATATTAGTGCTGAAACACCTATATGAAAGAATATAGGGAAAGTATAGTTATGAAGGAGATTAGATATTTAATAGAGGGTGCTATAAGGTGCTACGAGTCTGAAGAAAGTAGAATCAATTACTACAGCTTTTATTCTTAGAAGTAAAGGTCAACAGTTGGTGTTATTACTAAAGATTCATATGGCTGAGTGGCTATGATCCATACTGGGAAAGTAGAAATAAATTCGAGACTTATTTTCTATGGATACGTATGACAGATTATCCGGATTAGGTGCCAAACCTATACTTTATAGAACTATTAATATCAACGTGATTGTGTTTACTGCATGAGTTATATCACGATAATAAATGGAAACGCAGAGGTTTGGTGAAGCGTACCAAAACGTTAATCCAAGTTTTAGAACAACTCTTGGCAAGATTGTAATACGGTAACACTGTATGTATCTAAAACAGGTCTGACTTACCTAATACAAAGTTTTTGACGTCGGCTAACAGAGTCCGTCGGTTGATATCCGAGAAACCTGCAAAGTTTAGTATGCTTTCTTTAAAATATATAACGAAAGTAGGGCTTTTGTAAAGTCAATGGGCTAAGTTCAAGTCTATTAACGTAGAGCTACTGAATCCAAAGATTCACCACTGGCCCGAGAGTCATATTTCCTCTTAAACAAAGAATATTAGAGAGTATTAACATGTTTAACACCGTAGGGGCCAAAATCCCGAGTTAAAGTAAATTTGAGGAAGTCCTCGCTAGGAAAAGTCTATCATTTGTAGGATAAGATAAACCATTTTCTGACTGCGCCCTCAACAAGCCAACCGTTATTGCTTCGTGCATGAATACCAGAGTATGATGATAAATCATATGATCGGTATAAAGCGTTTCATTGAAACTTATAAATCTTTAAGAGTGACCGAAAGCGAACTAATACTTATAGACCTATTTGTAAGTAAGAGTAAATGGAAAGTAGGTGAAAGTCCTCAATATTCGAGCTTGTAAAACAGAAAAATCCTCGAAAAGGTCATATGGGCAGTATACTGCATATGAAAGAATAGAGTGGCAACCACTTTAGGGTGAAAAGACTAGAAGTGTTGGGTTTGGTAACGTTCCTAAAACGACCGTATATGTGGAATATTCGATAAAGTAATCCTATGTGGTTTATTATATCTTATCAGTGTGTTTAAGCCAATTTAAGACACACATACTAATAATAGTATATTTGTATTGACAAAGATATAACATTTGCTAGAGAAGCCTAGAAATGTAAAGAACTAGTAGCATGTGCATATCCCTATCAATATACAGCGGTAGAAGATAGTAAAAATGTATTGATCTTGTGACTTATTAATTAATGTCGTAAGATCTCATTAGTCTGATGTTGGGCAAGCGTGAGGGACAGTTAGTCATGATACGAACCTTCATTAGTTAATATGAAAAGTATAATTGGATAATTCTAGAGTAAGACTAGTTCCATAATGCACTAGATGAAAAAGTGTCATTTAAGAAGAGGAAGTATCTATTTAAATGTGTCTCTATGGAGTGCTAGAGTAATAGCAATAGCAGAATTACAGAGTGAAATAGAATCCAATAAGCTTATCAAGTATAAAGAATAATTTCAAGGAGTAGTCATTGAATTGACGTAGGCGATAAGATAACAGGCACCTGGGCAACAACATCCCCTATTTAGGAAATACTCCAGTAAAGAAGTTCTTTTTATTTTATTTGAGTTTATTAATCTTTAAAACAATTTAAAATGTTTCGTTGGTGGAATCAACCACGAAATCAAGGAGGAAACAAATTATGGATTATATGCGTATTAATGCCGCACAATGTGGCGCAACTTTGGGTAAATATATTTTGGTTGTAGAACGGAATCCCGTTGATACAAATTATTCAGAGGATAAGAAAAATGGTGCTTTGACTTTAAGTCGGCCTATTTATTTGTATTCAATTCGACCGATAGAGGTAACTTCAGTCGAGTTAGTAGAGTCAATGAGTAACGAACGTAAAGTTCAGTTCAACAAAGATCCGAAATTACGGCTAGATATCGCCAACATTGACGACATTACTAAAGTTATTCCAGTACCATCAGCTTCTACTGTTAAAGCAGCGATTGAGAAGTATGAACGGTCTAACAAAGAAGAAATTACTATCTTTGTAGATTATGTTAAATTAGTACCGGAAGTTATGGCCCTTAACCGGGATGAGAAGAATGTACTTCAGAGCTTCCTGAATGCTCAGATGAAGTTCTGTGGAACTTTAGCCGAAGCCAACGAGCTTGAGGCTACAGCTTGTCGTACTCGGATGAAAGAGTTAGGTATTGACGTTAATATCTAATCGCTATGTCCGAGCAAGGATTTACTATAAGTCCGTGGGCATTTAGAGATTTAACTTATATGTTTAATGATCCCATTCTTGTAGATCAATTGCTACTTACAGATGAAAAGCAAGTAGCGAAATATAAGAAAGTTAATAAAGATGGATCAATAACACTTGGTAAAACAAGTATCTCATGGTTAAATCGTCTATTTGGTGGAGAGTATGTACTTAATCCAGAGACAATTTGTCTCAGATTAATTAAGATAATAACCGGTATGGGTAGTGGTCGAAATGATGATGCATATAAAGATATGTGTGATCGTTTCTCAAATTATTATAAAGACGGAAATTATAGCTTGGCTATTTCCGCTATTTTTGTTGCGTATCGTTTTGTATTAGCTTCAGATATTAAAACAATGACTGAAGAGAACTCTACAGTTGAGAAAGGAGTTCCTAATCGGAAAAATGTTTTACTAAATGGAATACTAGTAAAAGACAATTCTGGTCAAGCTGTTGTGGTAGATTTTTCAAATCCATCACAAGTGTTATTCCGTCGTCCATAAAAATCGAAAATCATAAGTAATAGCAATTATGTTTTGTGATGAATGATAAACAAATATTGCATATTACTCAAGATATTTCCTGGTAGAGAAAGAGATGAGTTAATTTCTCTACCATAACATGGGCGTAATACGGTGTGTATAATAACATACTAAGTGGGTTGGCTAGCCTCGAGAATAAGAAGAGGATGTCATTATCGATGATGAATACGCCCTCACAGGTAGTTGATAATTCAAGTATATAAATAGATGTTTAACAATTTAAAATCAATTTGTATATGAAAATTAAATCAACAGAAATTAAGGCAAAATTGGAGAAGTTAAATAAAGATATTACTAATAGCTGGATGATCATTCGAACAGAGAACTTAGTTGAGAATGGGTTCAAACGTCATTATGATATGAAAGCGCTGTTAGATGATATCAATAAGAAAGCTATAGATCGTATTCAGACAAAACTAGATCAGTTCTGTATAAATCTTGGCTTTAAATCACGTGACGATTTTCCGAAAGATAGTATTTATCCTATTATCTTTGAGTTATCAGAGAAGAATGAACAATTTGTTCAACTAGGTATTATTATCGAGAAGTCGACGATTAATCCTACCCTAAAGATGAAGAAGGGGAAGAAGAATCTTAAGCAGAATGAGGAACTTACTCGTGATTACTTGAATAAACTTCGCAATAATCTTCAATTGGAGATTAATGGCCTAAAGAAGAAACTTGCTGACTTTAACGATATGGCTGAGTTAGATACTAGCAAAGCATATATGTATTTAGCAGCATAAAAGGAAAGATTTGTCGCTCCCTTTAAGTAGGAATAAGAGTTTGGCAAGTCGGGTTCGAATCCCGGACGAATCACAAGTCTCGAAAACTTATTTATTAACACTAAAATTATCAAAATTTATGAAAACAAAAGATATCAAATCTACAGAAAAGAAAACATCTTCTTTAGATAAGGTAAAAGCGCTTAAGGAGAAAATTATTGCAAATGCAAATGCACTTGCAGATCGTATTCTTAATAAAGCAATTGCTAAGGAAGAACAACAGAAAGCTTGGGAAACTAGAAAAGAAGAGCTTAAAGCAGAAGCCGCTAAAAAGCGTAAAGAGGCAGCTTTAAAGAAACGGGAAGAAAAAGCAAAGAAGCTTATTCAGATTCATACTAGTATTCCTACTAAGGACACTTCTAAAAAGCAAAAAGCTATCGATGAAGAGATCGAGAAAAAACATGATGAAAAAATGATTGCTATGGAAACAAAGTTTGAAGACTTTGATCCTAAGCGACAGAAACTTACTAAGGAAGAGCGAATTGAACGTAATAAAAAGCGTGCAATTAAGCTTATTCATCATAAGGAAATTAAGGATAAAATAAAACATACAACAAAAGAAGAGAGAGAAAAAATAGCAGCAGAAGCTAGAAAAGCTGGTTATTTAGCCTATAAAGCAGAAATGCAAAGACAAGCTTCTGAAATTGCAGCAGATCCTAAAACGTATCAAGCACGGCAGGAGAAAAGAGCTAAATCAGAGCAAGAGCGTTTAAGTATGCTTGCTGAGAAACGTAAAGCTCGTATGGAGAAACTTCAACGAGTAGAACTTACTCAGAAACAAAAGACATTAAAAGATCTTGAGCATTTTAAACTGGCACAAGAACGTCGTAATAAAAAGAAACTTGAACGACGTCAAATGTACCTTTCTAAGGGTGGTATACAATTACCCAAAGTAAAGAACAAAGTGGAAGTTCGACCTATTATTGAACAACCAAAAAAACAAGATAGTAGTAAACATCGTTATATTGTGAGAACCCAATATATCGATCAACCATCTCTTACTGGAGATAGAGTTGGTGCTATTGTCTGTCTTCCAGATAAGTTAAAGGATATCGTAAAATATTCTTTCAACAAAATGATGGAAAAAGAATCTGATAAAGTAGTAGGATACTTTATTTATGATTCAGATAATCCTGAAGTATGTATCATGGAGATGGTTAACTCTAAATATCGAGAGATTGATGGAGTTACTATTACTCGTTTACAAAAACAGGATAAAACTGCAGCGTAAGCTGATATTCGTCTATGAAACAGGGGTGCGTCTGTTCAACGCACAATATGACACGTAAATAATCCGAAACTATAAGGGAAAAGTTGGTAGTCTATATAAGCGCTTATATAGGAACTTGGTTCGAATCCAAGACGTGTTACACAAATTATAGCTATGAAAATTAAAGACAAAACCTGTATAGTCTTTGATATTGAAGTTCTTAAGAACATATTTACTTGTACTTGTAAGAATACAGAAACAGGAGTAATTAAAGTATTTGAAATATCTTCTAGAAAAGTAGATATTCAAGATCTCCTCAATTACTTTACTCAGGATTGTTATTATGTTGGTTATAATAATCATCATTATGATAATCCAGTATTAAATTATATCTTTTCTTTATATAGAAAAAGATATTTTGAATTCTTTAGTACAAGAGAAATAACTGAATCTATATTCAGAATGAGTCAAATAGTAATTGATAAAAATTCTGATTTTGGATTATGGAAAGAGTATAAATACGCTAAGAATTTCTTATCAATTGATTTATTAACAATGCTATATTCTAAAGCACTACGAGTATCTTTAAAAGAGATGCAAGTAACTATGCAATATAAGAATGTAGAAGAATTTGTAGTCGATTGGAAACAAGATCTTCCAGAAAAAGACATGGATAAATTAATACTATATAATATTAATGATGTAGAATCTACTGAAGAATTATTATATAGGTGCAAAAGTGATTTAGAACTAAGAGTTTCTATTGAACAAGAATATAAAATTAATTGTTTAAGTCTTGATGGAGTAAATACTGGTATGAAAATTCTTGAACAAGAATATATTAGACATACTGGTATTACTAAGGATAAATTAGAACAACTAAGAAGTCCTTGTGATCAAATAGATCTAGAGAAAGTTATTTTTCCTTGGATAAAATTTAATAGCCCTATATTACAAAACGTATTAAAAGAGATGAAGCAATTACATAATGTTTCTCCAGGTAGAAAGGGTTATGAAAATACTTTCGTATTCGGTGACATGAAAATAACCGTAGGTGTTGGTGGTATTCACGGAGATTGCGGTATAGAAATAATTAAGCCTAAAGAAAATGAATTATTATTAGATTCTGATGTTAGTTCACTATACCCAAGTATGATTATCGAACACGATTTATATCCACCACATTTAGGTAAAGAATTTTTAGAAACATATTCTAATATTCGTACAAGAAGATTAATTGCTAAGAAGAATAAAATTAAAGTAATAGATAAAACACTTAAATTATCACTAAACGGTTTAAGTGGTAATTTACAAAATGAACATTCATGGTGTTATAGTCCATTTACTGTAATGCAAATTAGAATTAATGGACAATTACTACTTTTAATGCTTTCTGAAAGACTATTATCTTTAGGATGTAAGTTACATCAAATTAATACTGATGGTATCTTATATACATGTAAAAAGGATAAATACGAAGAACTACAAACAGTTTTAAGTGAATGGGAAAATCTTACTAAACTTACTCTAGAAACTGAAAAATTTACTTCATTTTATCAGTTAGCAATAAATGACTATTTTGGAGTAGATATAAATAACGATATTAAGAAAAAAGGATTTTTTCTTACTGACGTTACCTTAGGAAAGGGATTATCACCTAAGATAATACCTGAAGCAATTATTAACTATTTTGTTCATAATATTCCAGTAGAAGATACAATTAAATCATGTAGAGATATACGTAAATTCTTACAAGCTGAGAAAACTGGTAAACAGTGGACAGTTGAGTATAATGAACAAATTCAGCAGAGAACTAATCGATTTTACGTTAGTAATAGTGGATATTACTTATGGAAATGGAAATTAGATGAGACTGGAAAAAGATCATATCATAATATGCTAAAAGGTTATGGAGTAAAACTCCACAATCGATTCTATTCTGATGAAGATCTTCAATGGAAATATTCTCAAGGAGAAACATTCCAGAGTATATATGATGTTGATTATCAATATTATATTACTCAATGTGTTAAAGTGATTGAACAATTAAAACCTAGACAGTTAAGCTTGTTTAACTTTTAACAAAAATTGGCAGAAAATAACAAATCTTTGACAAGCTTTTAAAATTTTTAAGAGCATGATCATTGAACTAGATACAAGTCTATTAGAAATAATAGACAATATATCAATTAATCAGTTAGTATTTTTAAGTCTTGTATTAGATAAGAATCAAAAATCCCATCAAGGTATCACACCACTTATTCGCCTGGTCAGTGATAGTGAAATACAAGACTTAATCGACAGAAATCTTATTCAGAAGAAAGATGATAGTAAAAAGTTAGTGTATAAACCTACTAAGGAATTAGTAGATAAATTAACTCCTAAAGATATACTTTTTGAGCAATTTTATACATTATATCCAATAATGGTTAGTAGACCAGATGGAACTAAAGGCTTTCTTAGAAGTAATGTTAAGAAATGTAGAGATTATTATAACAAACTAGTTAAAGGCAACCCTGATCTTCACAATAGGATTATAACCGCTTTGAATTTTGAGCTTTCCGATAAAGCAATGACTGGTAAGCTTGGTTATATGAAAACTATGTGGAAATGGCTTACTTCACATGAATGGGAATTAATTGAAGAGCAAATGAATATTAACCAACCTGAAACTACTATGTTGTATGGAACAAAATTACGTTAATCCGCTACCGTTTAAACATATATCTACAGCTGCAAGTGAAGCTGTTACATATATACGAAGACGCAAAAACCATGAAATTGAACCACTTAAAAGTAGGTGGAATAAATTCAATGAAATGTGTTGTGGTGGGATTGAACCTGGTTGTGTTTATACAATTGTAGGAGCATCAGGAACTGGTAAGTCTTCGTTTGTAAATACGCTTGAAACTGATTTAATTGAACTTAATTCTAACAAAGAATTGATCGTACTTTCTTTCTCATTTGAAATGCTTAGCCGTGCACAAGTAGGAAGAAAACTATCTAATAAGTTGCGTCAAACAACTACACAATTGTACTCAGCATCAGAAGATCTTTCTGATAAAGAACTTAACTTAGTTGAGGAGACTGCAGAATCTTTAAAAGATTATCCAATATATTATGTGGACGATGCAGCTACAGTACAAAAGATAGACGATACAATTACATATTTTCAAAATACGATTGCTAAGGATAAATGGTTAATAGTCATTTTAGATCATACTTTATTAGTAAATAGTGATAACTATAAAGATGAAAGAATGATTATATCTGAACTTGAAAGAGTATTTATCAAAGCAAAGAAAGTTGGTATGACAAGTATCATACAATTATCTCAGATGAATCGTAATATAGAAAATATTGATAGAATTAATAATCCATCGAGTCACTATCCGATGCGAAGCGATTTATCATCATCTGATTCTGTATTTCAAGGAAGTGATGTTATAGCGGTTTTATCTCGACCTGAAACTTTAGGTATCACCGCTTATGGTCCTCAACGACTACCTGTACAAAATAAAGTATACCTCCATTTTCTTAAAGTAAGAGAAGGAGAATTGGCAATACTTGAATTTGAGAATGACCTGAAATATAACAACCTAATTGAGTTATAGATAGGATTTTTATTAATCTTGGTTAAATAAAGGCGAATTATGACATACAAATATAATACAGTAAACAACACGGCAAAGAATAACACAAATCTTGACTATACGATTGATTTGAGTAAGTATTTTACGACAACTACTTCTTCTAAGAAGAGTGATTATACGATTAGCATTTTGGATAAGATTAAATCTATTTTCCCGTGGGCTAACAAGAATGATAACAAGTACACAATTCTGACATTGGATAATGCTCCGTATGAGAATTATACAATTTTGGATATTACTCCGGAAGCATTGAATCTGGAATGGAACAAAGCGGCTTCTCGCTTGTTTGATTATATTTACTATACAGAGAATCCCTCCTATGATTTTAAGATTGGAGATATTCCAGTTAAGATCCATGGTAATTATATTCAAGTAGGTTCTCGATTGATTCCGAAGTTTACAAGTTCGTCATTCTTTAATGATCTTCCTAAGAAGGATCGTATTATTCTTTACAATATCTCAATGAACATTAATTCATTAGAAATTGCAGCGTAACTAACTTATAACAAATCTTTTCAGAATTTTACAAAATTTTTCAAACTATATCAAATTCTTTCAAAGTTTTCTGAGAAGTAGATAAACTAACATTATGATAGTATTACCTACTGAGAAAATTAAAGCAAAGGTGAGAAATCCAAGATTTCTTATCTTTTTTGGTAAGCCTGAAATTTGGGCCATAATATAGCAATATATTATGCAAATTCCTCGAATTGCTGGAACCTTTTATAATATTTTACGTTTTAAAAACAAAAAACGGATATTATAAAACAATCAGCAGCTAAGCTTTATGATAAAAGAAACTACTATAAATAAATATAAAACATACATAGGTAAAACTATAGGATCTATAAAAATAGAAGATATAGATTTATCTAAACCTAATAGAATATACTTTATTGGAACTTGCACATCTTGTAATAGAAAAATTAAAGTAAGAAACGATGGATTATATCCTAATAGAATAGGATGTTCAAAATGTATGGGTAAATGGAGAAGTGAAAATTTTAAAAAGAAATATTCAAATTTATTACCTAAAGATATTCGTTATAAATATATTCATTTTAAATGTAACGCATTAAATAGAAACATCCCATTTAATTTAACTTTAGAGCAAGTCAATGATTTATGTTCTAAACCATGTTTTTATTGTAATAAAGAACGCTGTTTAGGTATAGATAGACTTAATAATTCTAAAGAATATTCTATAGATAACTGTGTACCTTGTTGTGGTTCTTGTAATAGAATGAAAATGGATTTAACTCTACCATTTTTTCTAGAACAAATTAAAAAAATATATTTAAATCATAAAGAAAGTTCAACGACTATCTCGAAAGAGAGTACATCTAAAGCGATTGTAGATGGAAGTGGGGAACATCTTTATTATAAAGATGGTGATATAGTCTATCCTACATAGTGATATGTAGCAGTTCATAAGAGAACGTATACAATGTAGCGAATTGTATAGAATACAAGAGAAATCTGGTAAAACAACATTAGCAGCTCATTTAGAAAATAATTTAATTATCGATCTAGAGGGTGGATCTGAATTTATTGATTGCTTAGCAGTACAAGCTAGAAATATTAATGATTTAGGTGAAATAGCTAATGCCATTAGACAAAAGAATAAAGAATGTAATGGATATTTCTACAAATATATCACGATCGATAACGCAACACGTTTGGAAGAAATTACGTTATCATATGCTCTCACTTTATATAATCAAACTCCGATGGGGAAGAGTTATAAGGGAGATGTACGATTACTGCCGCAAGGCGGTGGCTGGTTTTATGTAAGACAAGCCGTACGTAAAGTATTAGATATGTTTAGAGAACTTTGCGAAAATTTTATCCTGATAGGTCATACTAAGGATAAACTTGTAAACAAAGATGGTGAAGAACTTTCAGAAATGGAATTAGACTTAGCTGGAAAGTTAAGTAATATAATATGTGGAGAAGCAGATGCTATCGCATATATTTCTAGAAAGAAGAATCAAACCATTGCATCCTTTAAAGGTGGGGAGAATATTACTATTGAAGCAAGAGCTCCACACCTAAGAGGTCAAAATATTGTTATCGCAGAAAGTGATGACGAAGGAAAAATCTCAGTATATTGGGATAAAATTTATTTGCCAGACCAAGAATAACCAAAACATAGAAGAAGATGATTTATAGTTCACAAAGAGCACAAGCTATCCAGAAAAAAGATATTGCATATTTAGCAGCTGGTATCCATGACAATGTAGTATTAGAATCAATTAGAGTAGATAAGTCTCTCAATGGTAATAATTTTATTGAGTTTAAATTCGTTGCAAAAGATGGTAAATTTATGACTCATACAGAGTGGGAACCGTCTAAATCAGACAATATGTCCGATGAAGATTTGCAAAGAAAATGTGATAATCAGTTTGCAAGAATTGACCAGATTCTTGAATGTTATTATCCAAATCCTGAAGATAGAGTCTTTAATGGCGAAAGCTTTAAGGAATTTATTACTTGGGTAGCTGAAAAGCTTAACAATGCAGATAAGTCTACATTGCTTCGTATTAAAGTAGTATATAATAATAGTGGTTATACTACTCTACCGAAGTATGCAAAATATAGATTTATTGAACCGATGACGATTGTTGATAAGAATGAGTCTGTTATTGTCAAGTTGAATATTGATCAATTTGAAAAACCGGTAATTGCTGATTTTGAGCAATCGAATCCAAATCCACTATTATCTAATGATTCATTTACCGTAGTAGATGGAACTTTAGATAACACAAACAATGCCGATCCTAACGGATTGCCATTTTAAAATATAATTCTATTCGTACGATAGAACGAAGACTTCTCACGCTTAGCATATTGATAAATACTTCAATAATAGCGCACCAGGAGAACCAGATCGTAGGCTGGCACTGACCACACAGGGGGTATTGTTAAAGGTGGAGCAATGTCTAATGGTTAGATTCGTGGGGATCGTTACCCCACATTGCACTTATTCAAATTTATATCATATGTATGACTCTAAAAGAATTAAAAAACAAGATAATCCTATTACTTTGGATTATATCTTATCAAAAGTCACAGAATATGATATTTATGCTAGATATCTAGGACAATTTAAAGTTGGATTTATTTATAATAGTCCATTCAGAAAGGATAAGAATCCTTCATTTGGAATATTCCGAAGTAAGAAGACTGGAAAATTACTATTTAAAGATCATGGTAATGGAGAATGCGGAGATGTAATTAAATTCGTAGAGTTATATACTGGTATAACTAATTATAATGATCTACTAAATCAAATAGTAAAGGATATGCAAATTACTAATAATACGGTATTGCATAGTAATAAAGAAGTAGAGAAATCTACTGAAACAGTTATTGGAGTAGTTAGACAAGATTGGACAGATATAGATAAACAATATTGGTCACAATTTGGAATTTCTCTAAAGACTTTAAAGAAATTTGGTGTAAGTAGTATAAAATATTATTTGTGTGATGGTGTAGTAAAGGGAGTGTATAAGGAAAATAATCCTATGTATGCATATAAAGTATATGATAGATTCAAGATTTATAGACCTTTAGCAGATAAATATACTAAATGGCGTAATAATTTAACTCCATATGATATTCAGGGATATGAACAATTACCTAAAAAAGGTGATTTACTAATTATTACTAAATCTATGAAGGATATTATGTGTTTATATGAAATGGGTTATACTGCGATATCACCAGCTTCAGAAAGTACATTTCTTACTCCAGATGTTATAGATGCACTTAAACTTCGATTTAAGCGCATTTTAATATGTTTCGATAGGGATATTTCTGGAGTTAAAAATATGCGTAAAATTAGCCTTAAAACAGGCTTAAATGGATTCTTAGTACATAAGAAATTCCAAAGTAAAGACATATCTGATGCCGTTAAGAATAATGGCTTTGAAGTAATTAAAAATTGGTTAAAAGAAACACTATGATATGGTTTACTTCAGATCTACATTTCTTTCACGACCGTATACTAGAATTTCATCCAAAACGAAAAGATATATTTGGAAGTACTGTTGAAAAAGCTAAAGAAGCTATGATACAGTTATGGAATTCTAGAGTAAACAAGAAAGATACTGTATATATTTTAGGTGATCTTGCATTTGGTGAAGTAGAAGATAAAAGAAAACTATTTCAAAGATTAAATGGTAACAAAGTACTAATACTTGGTAATCATGATAAAGTACCAGATCATTTAAAATGCTATTTCAATCATATTACTCAGATCAAGAATATTAAATTTAAGAAATCTGTATATAATTTCTTACATAAAGATCTAGAAGTAATAATGTGCCATTTTCCGATGTTAAGTTGGGAACACAAAGATAAAGGATCTGTTATGATACACGGTCATTGTCATGGAAAAGTAGATAAAATAAATACAGATTCTAAAGAATTAAGAGTAGATGTAGGTATAGATGGAAATCTAGCTAATTATGATCTAATATCTTTAGAAAAACTTGCAAATCATCTTACAAAAATAGAAAAAGACAATGAACATGGAATGGTTAAATAGTACACCAGGTCTAACATGGTTACAATTAATTCTGATTAGTTTTATTGGAAATCTTTGTGGAAGTATACTTTGTACATATATTGATCGTTATGAAGCAAAGAAAAATAAAAAGAAAGAAAACGACAAATCAGAAAGTTAAAAATGCTACACCAAATATATATGATGGTATTGAATTTAAAAGTAAACTTGAAACATATGTTTATAAACAATTAAAGGCTCATAATCTCAAAGCAGAATATGAGCCTATTAAGTTTGAATTAATACCAGCATTTACATTTTGTGGTAAGAAGATTCGAGCAATGACTTATACTCCAGATTTTGTTGGAGATAATTTTATCATAGAGGCTAAAGGAAGACCTAACGATGTATGGCCATATAAATGGAAATGGTTTATGTGGTCATTATTAAATAAAGGATTAGCTGAGAAGTATAAGTTATTTGTAGTACATAATCATAAAGAGACAGATGAATGTATTAGACGAATTCAAGAACTATAAAAGAAAGTTCATACAGATATCTCATCGAACTGCAATATTAATGCACATCTTTGAGAAATCTGATGATGATTTTGAGGATATAATTCTAAGTGATCACGAAGAATATTATAAACAAAATCATAATATAAATATATACAAAGAAGCTGCAGATCAGTTTTTTAAACAATTTGAAGGACATGAAAATCTCTACTTTGTAGAATGTTTAAGAGATAAATGCAATGAAATGTTAAAAGAGCACGAAGATAGAGTACAAAAATTGAAACTAAATGAAAGTAACAGCAATTAGTGATTTACATGGTAACCTTATTGATATAGAACCATGTGATCTGTTATTAATATGTGGTGATATATCTCCATTAGATATTCAAAGAGATTATATCCAAATGACAAAATGGATATTTAATGAATTTCAAGAATGGATAATGAAGATAGATTGCCCTACTATTATACTTACTCCAGGTAATCATGATTTTTGGTTTGAAAAGATGATTACTCAACCAAATACTTACTTATTTAATAAGTTAACTATATTGATTGATGGAGAAACAAAAGTATATAATAGTACTGACGACAAATGGTATAAAATCTATGGAACACCTTGGTGTAAACAATGTGGACCATGGGCGTTTATGGCTAATCATGCTGAATTAGCTAAGAAATACGAAAAAATACCAAAAGATTTAGATATATTAATGACTCACGAAGCGTCTAATCTTGCAGAAGTAGGAACTACACACGATAATGGAACTGAAATCCAATATTGTTGTGCAGCATTAACTGATGAAATTAGACGAAAGAAACCAAAGTATGCATTATGTGGACATGTTCATACTGGGAATCATAATATTACAGCATGTCCTGTATATAATTATGTATTTCAAGAGGAAACAGAATGGACTAATGTACATGTAGCGAACGTAAGCATACTTGATGAATCTTATTCGATTTATTTTAGACCAACAACATTTGAACTATAACTTAAAAAATTTACGATTATGAAGAATTACGAATTAGTTAATTTACAATTAGACGAGCAAAATATGAATAATGATATAATGTCTCAGACTGAACAAGATATTTATTTTGAAGCAGATGAACTAAATGACATTGCATTCGTTAATGAGTTAATGGAAGCAGATCGTTTAAGTAAATTAGAAGAGTAATTATGGATATAAGTATACCTTATTACGAAGATAACACTCGTATAAGTAATAGTAATATCGGATGGTTCCTAAAAAAGGGACCCCGATATCTAAAGGATATGCTAGATGGAAAAATTGAAGGATTAAAAGCAAGTTTCTTAGATAAAGGAACTATGATTCATGAATATATTCTTCAACCAGAAGAATTCTGGAATGATTATATTATTTTAGACTTTGCAGTACCTAAAGTAAAACAACAAAAAGATCTTCTAGAATTTTATTCTACTGCAAGATTAACCGATCCTTTTGCTACTGAAGAAGATATATTATTAATGAGTTATAATGCAGCTTATAGTAATAATAAATCTATCGATAAAAGAATTCAAGAAGCAAGAGAACTAGTAGAATTATATAAAAACTACATTGAATACTTTAGAAATAAAGATAGTAAGAAAGTTATTTCTTTTGCTGATTTGGCTCTTCTAAAGACCATAAAGCAAAATATGCAAGAGCATAAAAAAGCAAATGAGATTTTATTTGCTTATCCAAAAACGTTTGAAGTTCATAATGAATTTCATATAAATTGGGAATTTCCAAATGCTTCTAAGTTAGGAGATTTTCCTTGTAAATCTTTACTCGATAGAGTAATGATCGATCATACAAATAAGAAAGTAGTACTCGTTGATATTAAAACTACAGCTGATGTGTATAATTTCAGACATTCTATAGAAGAATTTGACTATTGTAGACAATTAGCTTATTACTGGTTTGCAATTTATTGGTATTTTAAAAATGAATTAAAACTAGATTTAGAAGAATATACACGAGAAACATATATAATAGCTGTTCAAAGTCATGACGGTTATGAAGTAAAGGTTTTTAATATTGAAAATCAATACATTGAAGCCAAAGTGTGTGTTATTGAAGATGCTATCAAACGTATTGCTTGGCATAGAGATAATGACTTATGGGATCATGTAAAAGAATATTATGAAGGAGATGGAGCAGAACTACTATGATTGTTAATAAGTATACAAAACATAGTATATTTTCACTTCCTCAAATATTTTATGATACATTTACTAAATATGATTTGAAAAGTAATGAGTTTGTAAATATGTACACAAGTGATATGAATAATCCATTACTTTCAAATCATATTTTTTTAGTATTTCATAATACTAAATCTTACTTAATAGAGAGATTAAGAAAGCACAAACTATATTATTGCGATTATACATTAACTATTTATGGTATCAATTACAGAGTATATGTTTTTAATAAAGCTTATTCAATTCATTCCATAGTAAACAAGATAAATCTTGGTTTATATGAACGTTTGGGTTATCAAGCTAAATTAAAAATATTAAATTTTTGGAATGTTAATGTCGATAGCAAAGTTCATGAGTATTTATTTAATCCTCTAGCAAAAGTAGTAAAACCAATAGGTGAAAATATACCACTACAAGATTTAAAATACAGAAAAGCCCCAACAGTAAAAACTGAAGGGGCTTTATCATAATTGCCGTTAAAATTTTTGTGGCCTAAAAGTTAAATATTGAAATCATGTTATCGTAATACTCCATTTTTGATCTTGGATCTTGTGCTTCCCATATACTTCTTAAAGGAGTGGCCTTAATTAAGGATCGTTGGAATCGGTTCATACCCTTGTATGGACCTTTTTTTATCTCCTGTGTAGGATCATTCAACATCATTGTAGTTAAGTCACCCCAATATCGTAAAGTAGACCATGCAGCAGTAGGAGTATTAAGTAAGTTAATTACTTCAATAGGTAATATGTTACCACGTGTCTCTAATGAAGCTCTTAGAGTAAGATACGCTGCTTCTTGTTTCCACCAATTACGTTTGTCATCATCTGCCATCGCTCTTACTAAAGAAGAAATGATCATAAAACCTACTGTGGAAAATAAAACTTCATAAGTAACTCTTTTAAGACATCCTTTTTCGAAATCGTCCAATTCATCATAATGATTTTGATATAGTTCCTTTAATTGATCTATTTTGTTCTGATCAAAGTAATGTCTATATACATATTTAACTGCAGCTGGTACTTGAGCTTCGCTCCACATGCCTGTAGAATAGTTAAATTGACGTTTAGTTAAGAACTTAGTTTGTAAGTTAACTAAAATAAAGTTACGGAAGATAAGTAACAATTGTCCAATCACAGTTGCATGTAATTTACTTCTATCCAAATCTGTTAATTGCGTGTCAATTCTGGTACCTACCTGTTTTGCCGTATTTCTAACTTTGTTTATAGTAGCTTCATCGAGAGATTTAGCGTACTCTGGTTTTATTACTAGTTTGTTGTTTTTAACTTCAAATGCATCATAAAAAGTTACACTTAAAGTATTCCATTTGGCATTGCCTTCCTTTTTACTCTTAAATCTTCTTAGGAATTCGTTCTTATTTAAGAATTTACCAGATTCAGGATCATATTTATAGTATAAACCAATTGCCAATGCCATTTTACCTTTTGTTACATAATCTGACATTTCATGTCCAAAATACCAGAAGTGTTGATTTAATGCTCTTAAAAATCTAGATTGATTAAGTTTACTAAAGGTTTGAGCATTTTCTCTTACTACACCTAAATACTCCATATAACATAGAACCTTGTCTTTGTTGTTTGAATGACCTATGTTCTTTATTGCATTTGCATATGACGGTATGATTAATTTTGTTGCTTGTGCAAGTTCCTTATTTCCAAAGTATATACCAGAAATTGCTTCGAGTCTATTTTGTATTTTGTTTGTAATAAGACCAGTAAGAATCACATTCATATTTTGAGCTATGCCTTGTATTCTAGTGTATGCAGCTAAATTAGCAGCTAACTTACCAACACTTACTGTCACATGTTTGCCTTTTGGTAAAGGAACATCTAATTCTAATGCATTCTTTTCCATACCATATACCAATTGATCTAGTACAGATTTTAATTTATCATATGTCTTACTTTCCAAACCTTGTATTCTACCACCCTTCTTATCGGTAAAATCTGTACGACTAACAAAATCAAGAGCTATTTCTAATTCTGGGGCAATTTCACTCATTTGTTCATAATTTTCTGCCATTTTGTAATAAGCAATGACAGATCCTACTATATCGTTTGTTAAAGCGTCTGGATTTGATAACATCTTAATATACCTAGTAGGTATAAGTTTAACAAGTGACCCATCAGATCGTTTGGCATTTTCCAACATATATGCATTATCATCATCCTTTACGGTGTAAGTATCTTCTATTGCATACGCTAACCCCTTTAAAATATTGTCCTTACTTCGGATTTGTGTCCATGCCCCACCTTCTATTTGTGGTAGTCTATATTTATTTTCATACTTTAAGAATTGAATCTTAGAATTTGATAATTCCATTACATCAACAAGTTTATCGTAAAGCTTTTTTAAGTTTGAATCAGAAGTTATTTTACGATAATTTGCACTGTTGTCATACAATTCAGGATTTGGAATTCTTGTTTCTCCACGATCTGCATATTTAGTAAATCTTTTATCGTAGAAAGGTGATTCTTTATCGATTTCAGACCAGGATCTGTTAGGTACTTTGCGCATGTATTTGGATCTTAACTCTTTCTTCGGAACTAATTTCTTCCAAAAAGAAGCTGGTACAAGATTTCCTTCATAGTCATATCTAGCATTTATAGAAACCCACGCATTATATTCAGCTTGACCTAATTTTTCAACTCTTTCTAATTCTTCATAGAATCTAGGGTTTACTTCCCATTCAGCTATGTCCATTACTTTGGATTTCTTTGATTTATCACGAGTTTTCAAACTTTCCTCAGAAATCAATTCATCATAAGTATTAATCCACGACTTTACTTGGTCAGGCATGCTATCAACATCTACTTTACCATCTTCTCTGGTGTAAAGTCTTAACATGTTCTTTCTAGCCGTTTCATATAGTATTTGATCATCAGATTTATTTGCGTTTGATGAAAGAGTTTTAATATCGTCCCAGAATTCTTCAATTATTTGATCAACTGTATTGCGTTGTTCCCACTTAGCAAATTTCTCTGGACTTAAGTTCTTTTTTGCATTTTGTAGAGCTTTGTTAAATTTTTCCATATTTGGAGTATAATGTAATTTCTCTCTTAATTTTTCATTATACTCTCTCATTTCTATTGCTATTTCTTTATCTAATCCAACTTTTACTGAACCATCTGGATAATATGGATTAGCTAAATTTCTACGTCTAGTTTCTAACTCTTGTAATTTTAGATAATCTTCATCGGATAAATCTTCTCTGTGGTAATCTCCGTTCTTATCAACGGTAGTACTTAACAATAGGTTTATTTCCATATTTATGGAATCTCTACGAGATCTTGCTTCTTCACTAAGACTGTTAGTTAGCTCGTAATACTCTGGAGTAAACTTACGAATTGTATGCTTAGCTTCCCAATCATTATTTGCTTTATTCCATTTCTTTAGTTGCTCTGGATTCAATAAACCAGGCACTTCAGCAATATCTTTATCTCCAAATCCTAACTTTTCGGCTAACTTTTTTTGATGTTCCAAGTAATCTTGATAGTGTTGACCGTAATTTAAATCTCTTGTTATAAAGCCTGTTTTATGACCATCTTTATTTTTTTCATGCATATAAGTTAACTTAGATTTATTTACATGTGATAGTATTTCTACAAGCTCTTTACCTACTTCTAGTTCTTTTTCAGCAACATTATTTTTAGTATTAACTATCTTGTTAAGAATTATACGTACTAACTCACTATTAGAATATTGTGTACTACCTGCCCACTGATCCCATAGATTTATATCCACATCACCTTCATCTAATATTTTTTTAAGATGATCTATAGTAAATGAACCAGCTTTAGTTGCTTCTCTAATAAAATTATCTTTAGCAACAATGTCTGCTAAATTGTTATAGTTTCTTACTAATTCATAGTAGTCACCTACAGTCCTTTTTAAGTTTTGTTTTGTATCCTCAACTAATTGAGGATCATTTAAATAGTCAAACGTAGATTCATCATCCAACATGTTCTGGATATTAGTAGCAATGTTGCCATAAAAACCAATATAACCTTTCTTTATCATATCTAATTCTGCAGAAGTTATATCTAGCGGGTTATTGTACTTTTGGTTTTCATTTACTTTGGTTTGTAAAGCCTTTACTTCATTTAATGCAGATATTACATCACTTGCCATATAGTCTACAAATTCAAAAGTAGCTTGATCGTTTTCCAATTGATTTAATTTAAATTCCAATGCTCTTAATTCATCTACTTTCTTACTGTCACTATATTTCGCATATTGAATGTCTTTTATTCGCCTTGTCAAGGCTTGAATAAGTTTATTATACGTTTCATGTATTTTTTTTGGAACGTATGATGGGTTGTTTATTTTATCTGAATTATTTAATAACACATCTATAGATACTTCTCCATCATTATTTAATACAATGTTTCTTATCTGTCTAAATTGTGCAGAATATATTAATGACTTTGTTCGTATAGCTTCTTTCTTATTACCATTAAAATGATTAACTAAATCTGAAAATAGCTTAGATGGCTCCCCATTGGGAGCCTTATCTAAACCATAACCATTGTTTTCGGATAACACATAATATGCAGCATTTTCATTACCCAATATCTTTGTATATTGCTTTAGTAAAGCTGCAACCTCTTTATTTTTAACATTTAAACACTGCATAATTATTCACATTCTTTTCTACGTTGTTTACCATTTGCTGTTAACTCATCAATTGAATCCTGCAAAGATGCATTTATTGCTTGTTCTTCTGTAGCTGGTTCAAATTCTATATCGTCTAATAAATCTTCTTCGGCTATTTCATTTCGCATAGAAACTTTCTTCTTATTCTCTGCTTCTGAATTTATTATAACAAAGTTTTTAGCACCTGACACAGCTACATATCTCAACTCGTTTCTTAACTGCATTACATCTTTACCATAACCAAACGTATCAATTTCATTGGAGAGTATTAAAACTTTACTGTACGTACTACCTTGTGATTTCCAAACAGTTTGTGCATATCCATAATCAATTGCTTTTCTAATTTTTAACCTGCCTTGATTGTCTTCTAAATTCTTGGTAATGTTTAATTCATTATCAATGTTAAACGCCATTTGAACCAAATCTCTATATTTAGATATTTGCTTATTCTGTTTAGCTTCTTTAGCCATTCTCCACAATCTGTCTTTATATTCTACTATTTCAAATAGCTTAGAATCTGGTTCATTTTTATCAATTACAGTAATCTGGAAGTCATCCATAATAGTACTGCCAGTAGGTCTGATTGATAATTTGAATGCTTTAAATTCTATATCACCTTTATCAGTTTTAAACTTGACAGTAGTGTCTGTTATATTTTGAATTACATAATCCCCAGAGTTTACTAATTTATAAGATCCATCAGGCTTTCTAAGTTTGTTAGAATAACCCATTATAATATCACCTTTTACAAAGGGTTTAGCAAATTTTCCGTATCTTAAAGATCTAATCTTTGAATTATACGCAGATACTGCAGCATTTGTAGCAGTTAAAACTCTAAAATGTAAAGGATCAGCATTGAACTCTTCAGAAGTAACAATCTGTTTCAGGTTTTTATCTATAATTGCATCATCCGAAGTGTACAATACTCCTTGACCTTTATCATTTATATCAGTTTGGTAACTCAATCCTTCACCTCGTCTAAGTCTGGTAGCTTCTTTTAAAATAGGATTATCACCCGTTCTTTCTACTTTGGTTAAAGTTATTTGAGGTACTCCATCAGATGTAAATACTTTAGAAATATGATCTGATTTTACAGGTCTTAATTGTGCAGAATCCCCAACATATATCACACTAACACCATCTTTAGCTACGATTTTCTGAATGTATTCATACAAACCGTCTTGCACCATTGAAGCTTCATCAATAATAATTAATTGACCTGGTTCATATTTCACTTGATTCTTAGATCTAAACTCTAGTTCTCTTAAATCCAATGAACCTTGCTCCATTGCTATATCTGTATCCGGAGTAAATCCAAATAGAGCAGAAAGCGTATACACATTAGCATTAGGATTGTTTTGTTTAGTTATAACATTTGCTCTATGAGTAGGAGCAGTATATACAATGTTGCCTCTACCAATTCTGTGATCTAACCACTTACTAAATATACCAATGATAGTGGATTTACCTGTACCAGCATAACCAGATAAAGTAATTTCAGTTCCATAGTCTTCAATGAACTTCTCTAGTTCATATAAAGCTGATTTCTGTTGATCATTTAATGAGAATGGTAAATTGATTTTAAACCCATCATTAAACGTAAATACATACTCTTCTTCTACTTTCTTAGCTTCTTCAACTGCTTTTGGTAAATCTTTTGCAAGTAAAGCAGCTTCATCAGTAAAACCAAATTGATTAGCATAATCTAAGAATTCCTTAGTAGTATCAGTAATTGCTGGTTGTTCTACATTAGTGTCAGAAGTAACAAATGCAGGCGTGGCGGATTGTTCAGATGCAAATAAATCCTGTTGAGTAGCATCAGAAGTTCTTAATTTAGTCAAAGGTTTTGTAACTAAAACCTTTACAGACTCATCTCCACGTTTCCATTCAATAACATCACCAACTTGAGCTTGTTTCCAATAATCCAAATGCCCTTGTGATTCATATCTTGTAGTTGCTGTCCTTTCTCCATTTCTAACTGCTTCTATAGTTGATTTGGATTTTAACCCTGGTCTGCCATGTTCTCCATAATCAAAAGTCATATTACCTTTAAATTTAGCTGGAACAGATTGATCAGGGGCTAACTCATATTCAATTTGCCATGCTTCATTTATTTTTGGTAATACTTTGGAATTAAAATATTCTGTAGACCATCCTTCCTTTTGAGACCACGTTTCTGCAAGATTTGCAGGTATACTAGATTGTTTTGAAGGTTGTTGTGATGCTTGTGATTTACTATATTCAAAGTTATCCAAATACTGTTGATATGCTGCTTCTGCATCAGTTTCACCTTTTTGAGTTTGATAGTCTTTAACCCATTCTTGATAGGATAATGGTTCAGTTACTTGTTGAGTTTTAACTGTTTGCTGTATATTAGCAAGCATATCTGTATTAAACTCACCAGCTTGATTAAATGCCTTTGCTTGTAAGCTAGCTTTTACCGGAGTAAGATCAGTAACCCAAGTTATTGGTTCTTCTGGCATAATTTCATAACCCTTTGGTACAACATTATTGTACTTTAAAACTGATTTACTACGACCATTTTCTATTAATACATTACCTCTATATGCAATTCCCTTTTTATTAATTAATCGATATACTGGAGCTTCATCTTCATTAATACCTATATATTCATATAAGAATGTTGTTCTAGGATCATTGTTTCTATCTAATTTTACTTTTTTAAATGGTGGATATATAGGTTGACCATTCTGATTGAATGAAATTATAGATTGAGACTTTTTATCATATATGATGCCAGGGATCTGTACTTCTGCCCCCTTCTTGTTTACTACAGTAAAACCACTATCTTCGTGAGGTAACGCCCTATACACAGGTCTACCTTCTTCTTCAATGGTTTCTCTACTAGAATCTAATACATAATAATCAATAGTAGGAACTACGTGGTCATTCCACCACAAGTCTTTTATTACTTGGAATACTTTAATATCCTTGACTGCATCATCAGGATTTCGTTCTAAATCTCTAATGTAATCAAAATAACCTATTTCCTCTCTAATTGAATTAGGTACATATCTAAAGATATTATTCTTACCAAATGCATCCCCAGAAGTATAGAAAGCATACAATGCAAGATCTTTTGCAAAATCTCTTATTTCCTGATAATCGCTATCCCACAATTCTTCCCAAGCTCTGATGATTTCATTTTCTAAGTTATTGTCACCACTCTTGTTTGGTTTGTAAGCAATAAAATCAGGACCATTTAATTCAGTGGTATCCTCCTTTGGTCTACTAAAGATGTTATTAATAAGTACATTTTCAAATGAACCATCACTACTTAATAAATCTGGATATTTACCACTTCTTACATCAGATTTAATTTTATCTAATCTCTTAGAAATACTATTTGGACCACCTAGCAAACTACTAAGCTTTATTCCATTTTCAGCTAAATACTTGTTAAAGAAACCAGCTTTATATGTAGCTTCCATACTTCTGGTAATATTGTTGATATATGTATCATCACTAATTGCATAACCTTTAGTATAGAACTCTATTAATGTTCTTAAGTTTTCAAATTCCGGAGTAAGTCTAATCATTGTATTTTGGAAGGCAATTCTAGGGAATATCAATGCATCTTGCATTTTCTTACCTAAGAATGTATTTGAAAATACTTTTATAGGATCTTCAAACACTTGCTGTTCTACCATGAATTGTTTCCACTTATCCAAGAATGCACTTTGTAAACCAAAATTATTACCAAAGCGCTTAGTATCAATTTGAGACAATGTAGTTAATTCAGACAAAGATCTTGAGAACGGATTAAGTTCTTGATAAGTCTTCATAATGAGCAACTGATTGTAGTACCAATCAAATGTTTCTTCTTTTTTCAATTGCTTCTTTAAGTAATTGACATCGAACATCTTTGCTCTTTGTTTAGCACCTACACCTTTATCATTTAAAAAGTCTAAAAATTGATCATATTTACCTTTAGATAAAGATTTTGCTTTCTCAAAATATGTATTCCAGATGGTTCTATATGCTAGACTTTCAGGATTTTTATTTTGTGTATCTACATTATAAAAGCCAGAGTATTTGTCATATTCTATTGCAAAGTCTTTTAATATTTGTTGAGGTAAGAAATAGAATGTACTTTCACCTTTACCAGATCTTATCAAGAAGTTAGTCATATTAAATGTTAACTTCCTTACATTCAATCGAATGATGTATGGATCTTTTGCAACGTCCACATGAGCATTGATTAATGCTGATAACCAGTCAAGGATATTAATCTTATTTCTATCATTACTCTGGATACCATACAAATTGCTTATGCCATAGTCTCTTAAAATTTTATTTGGTTTAAATCTTAGTTTAACCAATTGAGTAAGAACTTGATGAGCATTTGCTAATGCAAATGGACCAATACCAAATTTACCACCATTCAACTCCGCTTTAGTTCTACTTTGGAATGTTGGAGTAGCATAATACAATTGAGATTTACTTGTACGTTTACCTTGACCGGTTATTGTATCTACTTCTTTAAGAATTGTATCCTTCAAGTAATCTGTTACTGTATCCAGTGGTTGTCTGGCTTCTGCAAAGTTTAATGGATTAGAAATAACTGATATATACATATCAAGAAGCATGTTTTCATTTGCTTCTTTTGAATTTGCTTCAAAGTCAGTTTTACCATTATATCTTTCATAAACTTTACGAACTATGGTTTCGTCATCTAAACCAGCTTCTCTAAGTCTATTAGTATAATCTTCCTTAGTCTCAAATTTGATTCTATTACCATTCTTATCATAGTTATATCTAGCAACGAATAATTTATCAATATCGAAGTCAGAACCAGTAAGAGATGTAAATTCATCAGGTAATGTAATAGTATCACCAATTTGTTCAGGATACAAATCTATTACTTTAAGAGCTGCAGTTGATGCTTGACCTTGAGCAGGAATACGATAACCCATTGCAAGAGCTTTAGAATTCGGACCAACAATATCATGATCTATCAACCACTTTTTAGCTTCACTGAAAGTCTTTTTATCGTAATCAGGAATTATGTGTTTCAATAAGTTAATTGAAATAACACAATCCATAGTACCATCAGTGTTTGCAAATCTTAGCTTTCTTTCATTTTGTGCGTCTGAAGTTACAGCAATTCTATTATACAATATTGAAGACATTTGAATAAACATACCACCTGGTAAGTTAGTATCAACAATTGACTTATTCAACATTGATATAAGACCACTTTCTATCCAAGAGTTATCAGATAAACCAGAAATTGGTGCAACAGTTTCACCATTTTCAACATCCAAACCATTAATAACATTGTCATTCATGTTTGAACTTAAAGCTTTGCGTTGCATAATTTCAGCAAATCTTTGTACACTTACTTGAGGTTTATCTGGAGTAATACCAAAATCTCTTTCTATCTCTCTTCTACCAGCTTCAGTAATGGCATTGTGAGCACCGTTAAAATTATTAATCAACTCATCACCATTATATACTTTACCATCTGGTGTAGTATATTTCCATGCACTTCTGATATTACCCATGGCAGCTTTTTGTGCTTGAGATACAAACATTTGTCTTTCTGCATGGTGAGGATCAGTAATTAACTGGCGTCTAAAGTTAGTTAAAGACTGTTTGTGAGTAGGCATTGACATCAAACTGTCCATGTCTATTTCTTTATTAGTCTTATCTTTATAGATTCTTGATTTAACCTCTTTAGCCCTTTGTCCTACTTTTACTGCGGAATCAAAAGCAAGCATGTGGATATTACGTGATTGCATAACTTCCAACACTTTACCCATATCCCCAGTAGAGAAGATACGATGTACGGGGAACATTGCCATCTTATCAAACACTGGTATATCCCTTTTAGCACCTACATCGTAGTGATCACCAAAATACATGAATTTCAAAGGCTTCAATGTAACAGCTAATGCTTCGGCATATGTATCCATATCTGCTTCGAGATCTGCATTTGGATCATTAAGTAAATCAAATGCTTTTGCTACTTGTGGTGTCCAGCCATCTACTCTACGTACTAGTTCTTTGTAAAACTCTGGGGATATTAATACTGTAGCATCAGTTTGATTTACTTTGCCTTTAGGGTTAAGATAGCCATCAAATTTATCTCTTACTATAAGATTAGCTGCATCTTCTACATCATTGGGTAAAGCTTCAGAACTATCATAAGTTCTAATTGCTTCATCTAATGTCATGTCATGCATTTCCTGAAGTAATCGTATAGCCGCAGATCTTTTAGCATACTCTGCAATTTGATCAGCTTGTCTACTTACGATAACATTATCTGATAGTGTACCTACGTTCACTTCAGTGAGATCTGCCATTGGATTTCCTTCTTCGTAGTCTATTCTTGGAGTAACACCAGTGGATAATACCTCACGTAAACGTTTAATTTTATCTACAGGATTTTTGTAGTAGGCTGGGTCTTTTATAAAAAGTTTCTCAAATTCAATTACTGAAGAAATGGTATTGGCAAAATAATTACCAATCATTTCAGCAGCACCAAGATTTTCGCTATAATTAGAAACTGTTGCAGATTTTTTATAATGTGATGATGCTTCTTCTAATGCCTTCTGTGGTAATGCTAAACTCGTTACACTAGCTATTTTATTACCATCCCATTTAATTATACCTAATTCTTGTGCATAATTTAACTCATCTTTAAATGCATCCCACAGGTAGTTATTCATTAGATTTGCTTTTTCAGCATTACTGAACTTATTCCAATTATTTCTTATTTGAGAAATAATAGAAGTTCCATATTCATTACCACCAAGATCTTCTGCTAGGTCTAATGCTTCGTTAAAGTTCGAAAAATCTTTTTCAAATTCAATACCATTTAACGTAGGTCTTTCTTTCAATTTAAAGAATCCATTGAAGTATCTGAATCTATAACCATTTCTATTTCCTGTATCATAGTTCTTTACTTTTTGTTCCTCAGTTAAATTATTTTCATTCTTGTAATTAAATTCAATGGTATCTAATTCAGTTTCAAAGTAATTGATAAATCTTTTAAGAATCTGAGCATCGAATTTTATTTCACCATTACTTACGTCAAATGGATTTTTAAAGTTGTTTATTGCAGTACCATACAACGTATTATATGTTTGAGAATCACCCATAGTAGGTAAGATAATTCTACCTGCTCTGGTAAATGTCATTTTAGCAATATAGTCTTCAAGAGGGGATATTTCCGTATACTTGCGTCCTTTATCTGTACTTCCTTGTTCTTTAAAATAAACAAGAGTTTCAAACCCTATTTTACCTTTAACGTCTGCATTATTATATAAATTTGTTAACAATACAGAACCCTTGAAGTAATTAGGATTGGTATTATTACCAGTATTGTATAATACTTTGGTAAGTGCTTCTACTGTTGCTGGGTCATTATCCAATCTTTGAACCATGTCAGACAAATAATTGTGTTCTGATATAGGATACAACAATTTACCATCAGTAGATAATACTGATAATTCATCAGAAGAAGGATGCAACATTGCATATGTTTCAGCAAGTCTTCCTAAGAATTTAGAGTCATCATAATATTTTGTAATACTTCTATTATATTGACCAGGAACTACGCCACTTTCTTGAATCTTTGCTAAGTCCTTTACTTTAGAATTAAAGAAGAAATATATACCTTTATTGGATCTATCTGATAACATTGAAACTAATGACTCAGTAGAATCTGAATTATAATATTCCTTAGTAAGGAAGGAGTTTAATGATTCTAAATCAATTTCTACTCCAACTTTATTAAGTAAATCAACTATCTTATTCTTAATAGTAATTAACTTCTCTGGTACATACTCTTTATAAGTTTGACCATTTACTAGTTTCTTGTTAGGTGTAGTTTTGTATTTTTCTACAATCTTTATTATTTTATTGAATTCATTGTTGATTTCTCTAGCTACGAATTCTTCAGACTCACTAACTTTTGCTTTAAATAAGTTATCAGAAGTATCTAATACACCACTGTTTGTTATTAAATTGTAATTCCAACCCTCTAATATATTTTTAGATACTTTATTTGCATTTTCATCTTTAACATACAAGTTAGTTTGTTCATTACCGTTTTCATCTTCAACTTTTTCTGATAAAATACCAACTAACTTGTGTCTAGCTTTACGGAATGTGTTTCTAAACTGAGTTTGTAAGTTCTCTCTTGCTATTTTTTGAGCTTCATCCTCTTGAATACCTTTCTTCTGCACGTATTCGTTTGTAACCTTATATAACTCGTTATACAGAGTTTTAAATAACGGTGCTACTTTAGCAAGTTTTGCACTCTTGTCCATCATCCCTTTGAATGTGTTTTCAGAGTGGATCTCATTAATAATAGTATTCCAAGATTTATCAAAATCTACCATTAGAGGTAAACCTGTAACAGGGCTCTTTATTGCAGCAACACCCTGTACTTGGGTTACAGTGCCATCAGGATTTGTTTTTTGTTTCATTACAAATTCTGTTCTAGGCATTGTCGCAATGAAAATTTTTATAGATGCAAGAGCATTATCTTTAACTGAAACAGCCAATTGTTCTTGAATGTAGTTAGCCATTTGATCTCCTACGCTATTACCAACTGCTTTTTCATCAATTTCTGCATCAATGTTTTCTTGTTTATCTACTGCTCTTATTTGATACTCATTTAATTTATTTATGATTTCAGGTTTAAATACAGTATCGAACGTATTGTAGATTTCATCTCTAACTTCTCCTTGTTCCTTAGTAATAGTTCCTTTTTCAACTAATTTAGCTGTTATATCTGGTTTTAATGCAGCTTTCAACACTCCGTAATTAAGATTCTGTAAATCATCACGCAATCTTACATTATTTAATGTAAATAAAGCACCTACAAGTGAATTTACAGTTTCTTTAAATTGTGTGTTATTAATGTTTTTAAATTTATGACCTCTTACCTTAAATGGGGCACCTGCACCTTTATATGCAGCAAGAAATTCATTTACAGCAGCTGAATTTTGTTTAGATCTATTATAATAACCAGAAGCGATTCTATTAAAAATATTATCAATGCTGGTATCAGTTCTCCAAACCCATTTACTTATGAAATTCTTAATAGCTTTCCAAGCTCTTTTAAGAAGATTTAATTCAGGATCTACTTTATTCAGCATATACTGCCTAAAGTCTTCTGCTAAAGCTTCCTCTACTTGTTTATCACTTCCAACAAAACCAGTTCTATTTCTATAGAATTCATAAATTTTCTTTCTTTCCTTTGGAGAAATAGTTAATAACGATACTCTATGGAATGCTTCATGATACAATGTACCACGTTCTGCACCTTTCCACAGTATGGTAGAATCTTTTCTAACAAGACCCATAGCATATTCATTACCACCAAGTGCAATAGCATCTTCAACGATATGTAAAGAATCTTCTGGTAATCCTAATTTATTTCTAAACCATTGAATTTCCTCTGGAGTTACTACTTCTGATATGTTACCTGTAACTTTACGAGTAGGTATATCAAAATCTTCATCAATACCCAAGCTTAAAGGATCTATTTCTCCATCATTAGTTATTTCCTCTATATAAGAATCATCTTGAGTGGTAATTTCAGATGTTGTAACATCTTCAGTAACATTTGCCTGTGGTTCTGGAATACTAGGAATATTTGGCAATGAACCTGCTTTGTTTTCAACAGCTTCTTTTACTTCAGGATTATTGATCTTTCTTGGTATCTTTTGAACATCTTCAGCATATGCGAAAGAATCTTTGAACAGTTGATCATCTAAATCACTTTTTATTATACCAGCTTTTTCTAATACTCCCATAGTATAAACTGGAGTAGAAGAAATGAAGTCATCCTTAGTAAAGGATACGCCTGGAATAATATCAAGTGGGTCAATAGAATTATGATTAAAACAATCATATATTGAAGGTAATGCCTCTTTTACTGGTCTAAAGAAATTTTTTCTAGCTACACGCCAATGGAATCCCATTAATGCTTCAGCTATGTCTTTTTTATCCTGAGTAGATAAGTTACCAATATTGAATGTTTTTTCACCAATTACCAAATTACTTTTATCATCAATATATAACTGCTTTTCTTTTAACCAATCAAATGTTTTATCTGCAGTAGTTACTTTAGTAGCATCTCCAAATCTAACCATGAAATCAATTAATTCTCCAGCAATGATTCCTGTATCTCCATATTCAGAATTAGGATTAGCACCATAATTAATTAACAAATTGGCTAAGAATTCAGCTTGTTTTCTATCAAATCTTTGAAGAGTTAATTGTAACGGTAGCATTTGATTTGATAAAGTATTGGATTTTGGTGGGTAAATAAACAATTGTCCACTACCTCCTTTACCAGGCAATTTCTCACCATTTGCTCCTATTATATCAGAATCTTTTACAATACCATCACTTATACCAAATGTTACTTTTTCTGGAGTAATATCAGTAATCTCTGTTGGTACTTCTAACCCTTTTACTTCATGAATTGGTCTGAATACTGCTCTACCATCTTTTCTAACAACATTAGGTATTCCTTTGGTTCTAACTATTGTGCTAGGTACTACTACTTCATCATTTGTTGCAGACTCTATTGTAGAAATTACTGCATTTCTAAATCTACGTAAATCTGCTATAGATAAATCATTAGCATTATTAATAAGATTAATATCCTCTTCTGTAAGCCTTTCTTTAGGTATGCTAGCTAATTTTGCTGCTAAGAAAGTTCTAGCTCCAGAAGGAGTTTTCAAAGCCATTGCATAATCGCCAGTGCCATGATGAATTAACATTATTATAGATGCAGAATCATATGTACTAGGATCATTTTCTTTATATGGTTTATGCCCCTTTTCTGTATAATCTTTATTTATAACAAACTCACAGAAACTATCATTAAAAAAGTTTGGATCTTTTATTCTCTCTGCTAATTCCTTGCCTGGCTTGGTACCAGGATAAATAGGCGTTGTAGCATCAGGATTAAAGAACAGTGTATGAGATACTTTATCTTGTACCATTTCTTCAATTTCTAAAGATTCATCCAAATCTCTAGTCTCAGAGTCCATATCTGTTCTCCTATTCATTGTGGATTCTGTAGCAATCTTCTTACGGGCCCATTTTACTTGAGATTCTTCAGTTACTTCAGGATTAGAATTGTTATATGTTTCAGATACTTTCTTATCTTCCTCATCAGAAACAGCTTCAGAGTTTGCAAAATCTATTAAAGCTTTTTCATCAGCTCGTTCAAATTCTATTTCATCTTCTTCATCTTCTTGGGTTTCAACAACTGGTTGAGGTTTAGATTTAGATTTGCTTTCAGTATCTTCTGTTTCCGGTTCTTTTTTTTCTCTTACTTTGGCTAAAGTTTCTTCAAATTCTTTGCTTAACTCTTCCAAACCTTTATTAGGAAACTCCTCATCTTTCTTTATCTCTACCTCTGCTACTGGTATCTTAGTATCAATGTCAGGAGTAGCCCTATCATCCATTATAGGAGTCTTTGGAGATTCAACCTTTTCTTGTTCTACTTTAGAAGCTACTTGATTATCTACTTGAGTTTCGTTGTTAGTAATAGGTTGTTGATTATCACTTTGATTAACTGCTTCTCTAGACATTTCTTTTGCAGCTTCTGTTTCAACAACATCTTTTGCATTTTCTTCTACTATCTTTGATGACTCATCTGAATTGTTTATATACTTATCAATTCTTTCTTTTATTTTTTTGCCTATTTGTTTTTTTGATTCATCAGAAGCATTGTTGAAATTTATGAGTTTGCCATCTTCCAAAGTATTACCAAAGATTTCATTCATCTTGTGTTCTGCTATTAGAAGATCGTGGTTTGCAATCATTGTGTTAACATAGCTATCAACACCTTTGCCAACTAAATTAGGAGTTGCTACAAAGTTTGGGCTAAATTTAGTACCTTCTGCCAACTGATTTAATTTAACATCTATATCTTTTAATATCTTAGGTATCTCTTTTGATATAGATCTACCAACAGCATTTGATTCATTTGTTATACCAAATTTTTGTTGATTTTCTTCTGGTTTAGATTCAAGTGCTGTTTTTAATTGTTCTAACGCTTGCTTTTGAATATTTAATTTAGTTAATGCTACAGCAGTAAGCTTTTCTTCTGGAGAATAATGGTTTAACATTTGATCATTTTCCAGAGTAGTATAGAAATTATTATCTGCTTCTTGTGCCTGATTAGCATTGTCAAGTGCTTCTTGTGCATCTATTGTTGCCAAGTGTTGCAACCCAATTAAAGTATTATATTCAGTAGTCCCAGGATTGTAACCAATAGTTTTACCAATGTTCTGATTTACTTTAGATTTAGATAAACTAAAGATATTATTTGCAGTAGCTATCTCATCATTTAAATCTTGTTCAGTGATACCTTCTGGTAGATTGTACTTGTAGTTTTCAAGTACATCAAGTACATTTTGTTGATAGTTTAATTTTTTGTTTGCCATCTCAGAGTAGGACATAGCTTTGATCATTGCATCTTTTTTACCAATGTGATCTGCAACTACGTCTCTTACAAAAGAGTTGGCAGTCATGTCTTTGTAAGTCTTTAACCCAGAATGATAAGCAATTGTAGGTCCACCCATGTATAAACCTAATGCAAAACCACCTTTTACATCATTCCAAAATTGTGGATCATTTGCTAATTCAGATTCAGTATCTATTCCAGACAATATTTTTGCAGTACGATAATTTGCATCAGCTAAACCCATCAAAGATTGAAAAATGCTGCTAGACTTTCCATCATACTTACCTGAAATATAATCATAATCAAACACATCTTGATTAGCTTCTTCAAATGCTTCTCCAGTAGCAGAGAAACCTAATCTACCGAGTGCCTTGGCGGCTTGTAAGCTAGCATTTTTTACTGGAGAATTATATGCAAGTCTAGCATTAAATCCAGTATAAGCATCTATAAGTTTATTGTATTTACTTGCTGCAGCTTCAGTTAATTTTGTACCTGTTTTTAATAATGGATTTAAAGCAGTTTTAATTGGAGCTGTTATTATTTTACCCATAGCTTTGCCAAGAGGTGCAAATACTAAAGCAGATTGAGCAACATCCATAGCAGATAATGCCATGTTGTTATCATAAACTCTTTCTAATCCATTTTTCAGGGATCTTTTTGCATTGGCTAAAGTTGCATCATCTATGTTTATTTCTCCAGATATAACTCTATCGATTATTTCATCATCAGAGATTTTAGAAACATCTACATTAGGGTTTTGTTGTTTTAACTGATTTCTACCAATTTCAGCATATTGTTTAATATCAATGCCTTGTTCCTTTAGATTATCTTCAATTCTAGATCTATATGCACCATATACTTGAGCTAAAGATTCTCTATGTCTACTGTATATATTACCAGCAACACTAGCTGCAGTAGCTGCAATTGCACTACCCCACCCAATTAAATTAGATGCAGCACCAATTCCAGGGACAGCGTTCAATGCTCCAGTAGTAGCATAGTGTCTACCTAACCACAAAGCTCCGGTAGCTAAAGCATCTGCAATATAACCATCAACAGTTGCCATAGAAGAACCTGTTAAACCTGGACCAGCGTATAAGAAATAATCTGGGGAATACCAAGGTTTATCTTGAGCTCTTTGTTCCTTTATTCTAAATTCAGAAGACGGTGTATAATTTTCAGATCTTTCTCGTAAATCAGAATATATATTATTTATTTCTTCATTTACTTTAGATCTTTCTTCTTCCCACGATTTTCTAGAATTACTTAGATATTCAATTCTCGCATCAATGTTATCACCTTCTTTTTCACCATATTTAGACAAGATGCTATCGTATTGCTCTTGTCTATCTGCTAATGTTCTTTGGAGTTGAAAGTATTCAGATATTGCATTTTTGTATTCTTCAGAATTCTCATCCAAAGTAGGAATAGTATTTTCAAGATTTTTAAGCTTTTGCTTATCACTAAGAAAATTCAATTCATAATCAATATCATCTAATACGGGGTTTATATCTTTAGCTAGTTTAGCTCTTTCCGACATTAGATTAATTTGATCTCTACTATTCATGAAAGTAGTCCATGCATCTTTTAAGTAGCTCTTATCTTTAAGAGTTTCCTCTGGATTTTCTTTGTCCAATAGATACATTTCTTCATAATCATCAATTGGTGTTTGTTCCAATTCACGATCATATCCCGTTTTAATCTTTGTTAAAGAGGAATGCTGGGCGTTTACTTGTCGTATAGCCGCAGTAGTAGCATTGGTTTTAGAAGGTGTTAAACCAGCATTGTATTTGTCTAATATAGATGTTTCCATATATTATTGTAACAGATTAAGCATAGTTTGATAAAGTTCGATATCAGAAGAATATGATTCGTTATATGAACTATCATATAAATCATTTTGTAGTTTAGACCCACCATGTTCTTTATTGACTTCTTGATCAAAAGTCATTCTTGTCATACCATGTGGATCAATTGGTTCCATTGCATCAAATGTAAAGTATTCTCCAGTAAGAGCTGCACCACCTCTAGTGTCAGAGTGACCCCACGCATCTTCCACACTTTCACCTTTTATTGGCTTAACACTTAAACCAACTTCAGATGTTAAACCCATAGTTTTATTAACCATTTCTTTAAAACTGTCAACATCATAGTTAGCATTTCTTATAGACTGAATAGGTATCTTAACACTAACCCTTTGAAATAATTGCGGTTGGCCATTGGATTCACCTACCATTATTTTGTTTCTAGGCACCTTTATAACATCTTGGAATACTCCAGATTTTAGGTCTTCTGCAAAGTTTCTATTAAGTCTTGAATTATCCTGAACAGTGTATTTTATAGAAGGAACCTTCATTACTTTGTTTACAAAGTCTGTGGACAATATTAATCCATTAGTATCTGGAATAGTAAACCCATTAGTTATAGCATCATTACTATTGATTTCTACTTCTTTAGAAGATTTTATTTTATTGTAACGGTTCATAACTAATCCTGAAGTAGGATAAGTAAGCTCGTTCAACACCCTGGACGCAGTATCATAGTACAATGGTAACTTTTCTTGTTTTACTCCAACAGCTGGGAATATATCAGATTGTTTAGCAAACATATCCCTAACATCCTCTGCATAAGCATTTGCCATAGCTTCATTACTGTAGTTCTTTGATGCAGATTCTTGGTATGCCTTATACATAGTGTTGTATTCTTCTGGAGTAATAGCACCTAGTTCTAGAGCATTAGCAGCGTCTGTCAAAGTCTGTATCATAGATGCTTGACCTTCTATAAATGATCTTGTTCTAGTTAGATTTGGATTATTTTGCATTTGACGCTTTTCTTGAACTACTGCGTCATTATACAATTTAGTATAAGCATCTGGATAATCAGTTGGTTGTTCACCATTTTTTCCTTTTCGTGTAGCTGCAACTCTTAAAGCTTGTTGTTCTTTCAAAGCTTGCATTTCATATGGGTCTACTGTAATATTATTTCTAATGTATTCTTGATTATCTATATATGCTCTTTCCATAAAAGCATTTGCAGCATCTTCAGCAGTTGCTCCAGGGTTCTGTTTTAAGTACACTTGCATATGCATTTGAGCCTCAGGAGTAGATAGTATACCACTTTTATTTTCATCCAATATTTTTTTAATTTGATCCCCAGTTACACCAGTATGAATAAAACCATTGGATCTACCCAAATAGCTATCTTTAAGATTATTTACATATTTGTCTGTAAGATCTTTTATTGATTGATAACCTAATGGAGATACATCATTATAAATACCTGAAGTAAGTGTATTATAACCAGTGAAATCAACGTCATGCCATAAAGGATTGTATTTTCCCTCTAGCATTAAGCGTTGATTTACTTTTTGTCTTTCTTTTAAACCTTCAGCACTTTGACGAAGCATACTTAATTTAGCTCTGTCTACATTGTTTATTGCTGAATATATCTTAGATCTACCTTCTGCAGTTTTTATCATGTCTAAGTTTTTAGACAGTTCTTCAGCCACAGGCAAAGCTCTACCATAAGTTTCATCATAGTATGCTTTTGTGTCAGCAGCGGATGGAGATTGAAATTCAGCCCATTTATCCAAAGCTGTTGAATAATCTTTTAATGCTTGATCTACGTTTTCTTTTGCCTGCTTCCCAAGTGTATACAATTGTTCAAATGGAATTGGAACGTATGTATTTATGAACTCTGCTTGTGCAGGATTATCATATCTATTTACCATATTAAACTCTATTTCTAGTTCTTGTTAATAAATTATCCACTTGTTCTTTAGTAAATCCTTGACTTAAGAAATCAGCTAAGAATGGTAGTGTCATTTGATCCCTATTGTATTGATTTTGCATTTGTCTATTTACTTGAGACCATTTACCAAGTTGACTAGTTGCAGTTGCTCCAAAGTTTCTAGCAGCAGCTCTGTTTCTAGCATTAAGATCGTTGTACATATTTTCACTTTGTACAAATTGTTGTCCTAAATTATTAAGAGTGTTTGCATATTCTCCTAAGTAAGCATTGTCAGCATTTTGTTTAGTAGCGTACATGTTTGCATTAGAAGCATACTCATCAACAGCAGCTTGAGTTCTTGCTGCTAAATTAGCACCAGTATTAGCATTAATATTTGCTAAGTTATAATTTGAAATGGCCCTTGATCTACTGTTAGCTAATCTTGCAGGTTCTATATTCATTCTACGTCTAGCCATTGTGCTTCTAATCGCACCAGTATATGGGTTTAATACTAATGGTTCTTCTTCTGGTCCTCTTAATGATTGTAAAGTATTATACACCGTAGGAGCCAACGATAACCAATCTGGTGAATAACCACTTTTTGGTTTACCAAGTGCACGTTTCTTAGTAGCTTCATCTGCAGACGTTGGTATATTTACTGGAGTAACAATATCCTCCCAATCTATTGCCATACTAGTGTTTACTAGTGGCATTGTTGGTTCAGATAATCTTTGAGTAGTAGTTTTAGTAATGTTAGGTTTGGTTGTCTGTTTGGTGGTTACAGAACCAGTAGTACTAGGGATTTTTGTAACCTGTCTATTTGACGCACTTGTATATGTGTTCGTTACAACAGGTTGTGTTATAGTTGGTTGAACAGGTGTATCAACAGAAATCGGCTCATCATTAGCATATGTAACAGCATCCACTCCTTGTGGTGTAGCTGCAGCGGTTTGTAATGGTGCAAACCACGTTCCAGTTGTAGGAGAACCCAAATTTATTGCTGTATTTCTAGCAGCAGCTTTATTATAATTTGAATGACTTAATAATTTACTTATGGGTTGATTGAGTGCAGATTCATGTCTACCATAAGGTACACCACGTACTACAGCTTCCGCACCACTTATGTCCTCATTTTCTCTATTGAAAATATTGAAATTTAAATCAGAGAGCAATTCAACAATAGGTGTATTCAAGAAACTCTTCTTACCTTTACCATCTGCATATGCAGGTATTCCTTTTACTTTGGGTTTAACTCCTTTAGCAGCTTTAACTGCTTCTTGTTCTGCTAATAATTTATTGTAAGCTTTATTAGCATTTATTTTATTTAATCTGTTTGTATTTTCAGCAAACTTGTCTTTGCCTTTGCTAGGTTTCGTCATCTTAGATAATATTTGTCCTTCCTTAGCAAATGTGTTCTTTGTACCAGGTCTTTTAATTTTGTCAGATAACACAGATTCCAAAGTAGACGCATCAACTAAATGATTATCTGTGCCTGGTTGAGTATTTGGAACTTGAACAATATTTCCATAATCATCTCTAACCACTTCATTGTTGTCCAAGTAAGCTAAGTCTGGGAGTATTCCACCATTCTCGAATGTATATGCAAGATCATTATCATCCCAATATTCTCCTTCAGTTTCAGCTGCGGCATTCATACCTATTTTAGTTTTATTGAGAGTTTCTTTTCTGCGTCTTAACGCTTGCATTTGTTTCTTGCGTTTAATTGAACCAATAAGTCCACTCACTAATCCTAATCCACCACCAACAGCAGCACCAATAGGACCACCTACAGTGAGACCAGCACCGGCTAACGAAGCTGCACTGCCAATAGTACTACCTGCAATATCACCTGTTGAACCTTCTTCTGATAAACCAGAAATGGCAGAGCCAAATACATTAGCTCCACCAAGGTAGTTTGACAACTGATCCATGCCAAACGCATATGCTGGTATAGTCTTTTTATTGTTTTTCTTTTTCATATTATATCATTGAGTATCTATAAGCTGTACTAATGTATGGCACTTTAAATTTATTACCACCATTGCAATCATACTTGTAATTGCAGATGAGATATTTTCCCTTCATTCTATCTTTGTATGATTTGTTAGCCAGTTGTTCTACTTCATTAAGCTTCAAAGAATTACGAGGGATTGCAAATTTATAAGTATCCTCTCTATAATCAATATCTGTACTAGTTAATGTCTCACTAGTTTGTCTTTTTGTAGTAAATAATATCAAATCAAAGTTAGTATCCGTAGTAAAATCACCACCATACTCGACATTATCAAAGGTTTTGGTTTGTGGATAATCTTTGTTAACTACAAATTCTATTTCAGATACCTTCGCTTTGTCAGAATCTAAATCAGCTTGTTCACCACCATTATATTTAAACAGTTTCAATGATTTAAATAAATATAGTTTATCACTAAACTCTGCATAATAGTCTGGATTATAGTTATAGAATGAAGTAAATACTCCTAATTGTTCATTAAATGCTAATGTTTTATCTCCTAGAGTAAACAGAACTTCATTGTATTTCTTATCATAGACTGCAATAGGATCTTTTTTAAACAAGTCTTTATTCTTATTCAAATAAGATTGAA